AGTAGATGGTGTGGGGTATAATAGTTTGGTATACGCATCGGACGACCAGACTGCGCCATGATTAAATATCCAGAAGGATTACCAAGAGGGCTGCATTCCGGGCGAACGTACCAGACTGTTAGCCCTATTCAGCGCTCACGACTTGAGAACGGTAGAGCTAGGCAGCGTCGTCGGTTCACTAGTGTTCCGACAATGGCGTCTATTAACTGGATATTCAATTCTGTTGAGTCGCAGGTATTTGAGGCATGGTGGCGAGACTCGCTAATCGACGGCTCTCAATGGTTTGAGTGCCCTCTTGAAACTCCGCTTGGATATGAACTTGATTACGTCGCAAGATTCACTGATATCTACTCTGGCCCGTCTAGAGTGGGTCCGCTTCTTTGGTCGTTCTCGGCTGAACTTGAGTTAAGGGAAAGACCTATTTTGGATGCTGGATGGGGTGAATTCCCCGAGTTTATTCTTGATCAGTCTATTTTCGATTTGGCAATGAATCGCGAGTGGCCTTTGAGCCCTTGGCAGGTCTACATCGAAGCCATGGATACAGCAATTAACGAGGACTGGCCGCAGCCATGAGTAATTACAACACGGGCAATCCCGTACCATCTACAGATCCTCGAGACCTTGACGACAACGCGACAACTTTCGACGAACTTCTACAGTCGGCAACTCCTAGCGTCCCTGACCGACTAGGTGTTCCCCGAAAAACTTGGTGGCAGATGGAACAAGACGCGGCCGCGCTGTTTAGCCCTAACATATCTGCGCTGGCAGGGTTGACCGGCGCGGCGGACTTGGGTCTTTTCTTCACCGGTCTAGGGGCGCTGTCTACGTATTCACTCAGCTCGGCGGGGCGGTCTTTGTCAGCGGCGGCAGACGCGGCGGCACAACAGGCGGCGTTATCATGGGCGGCTGCAAAGGACAGTCCAGCCTTTATTGGTACCCCTACCGCCCCGACGCCTGCTGTAGGAACGGGCACCACGCAGATAGCGACCGCCGAGATGATCCAGGATGAAATAGCCAACGCGCGCGCGTGGACCCCTTACACTCCGACGATTACGCCACTATCCGGTTCCTTCACGTCGGCCTCTGTCGCAGCTCGGTATTTGGTGGTCTTCGGCATTTGCTATGTGCAGATTGTTTTGACTGTCACGACGAAAGGTACCGGCGAGTTCCCTACATTGTCCCTGCCCTTTCCAGCGCTCAGCGGGTCAGCTGAGCATTTATTGCCGTGCCGCTCCAGCACGGGACCGCTCGCGCTAGGGCAAGCCAAGATAAACTCGGCGTTAACTGGAATCCAAATAACCAGGTACGACAGTGGCGAGCTGACGGCTGACGGCACCAACATAAACGTGCAGGGCTTCTACCCAATCGCCTAATTGAGAATTTTTATGACAAATACCTACCTGACCGGCAATCCTCTTGGGTCGAAAGCCGCTAAAGATTTATACGACAACACCTCGAATTTTGACGAGGGGTTGAACTCGCTCTCCCCCTCCTTTTACGATCGTTTTAACCGACGTCGTGAAACCTGGGCCGGGATGGAAAAAATAGTCTCCGATTTCTTGGAGAACATGGGTTTCGAGGCGACGCATCTAACCTATGTAGACGGGTCGCCTCTGATCGTCTCTAGACCAACGCAACTGATCGACCGCGCCGGCTCGATCTACAAAGTCAAACAGCCTGCGAGTTTCCCGGTGACACTCACGGGTACCTGGGCCACGGATAGCGCAGTACTGGTAGATGTCGCAGACATGGCGTTGCGCCTTGACCTGTCGAACTCCGTCGACCTCGCTAAAGGCTCGACAATGGTCGGGCACAGGATCAACGCGACAGGCGCAGTCGGTCAAACAGTTCGGAGCAAGCTGACTGAATTTGTTAGCGTTAAGGATTTCGGTGCGGTTGGCGATGGCGTTACTGATGACACCGCAGCCTTCCAGCTCGCCGTCGCTTACGCCACTGCCACGAAGAACGTAGGCGTTAAGATACCAGCGGGCCTGTACGTTATATCCGGTAGCCTGCCCATGTCTGGTGGCTATGTGAACGTATGTTTTTACGGAGAGGGCAGAGCCAGCAGGATTCAGTGGGCTGGCGCGCAGCCTATGTTCACGTGCGCCACAGGGATCGCGGAGTTGTCGTTTCGGGATTTCGTTGTGGACAATACGGCCGCGCCGAATGTTCTAGAGAACGCCATATTCTATTTTCCGGAAGGCAACAGTCAAACGGATTTCACCAACGTACACTACCTCCCGGACCTCGGCACTAGTACAGCAGGCTCGAGTTTCTACGTCTGTGGCGTTGGGAAGTCTAACGACAGCGTCAACTTTGTAAACTGCTATATGTTCGTTAGCCGGGCCGGTATCAGGCTTGGCGCCGGCAGCTCTGTTTATGTCCACGGTGGTCGTATCGTAGGTGGATTCCCGACGCTGACGCAATCTGTAGGTATCGAATTAACGGGCGGGATGGGTGGTGTTTGGGTTACCGGTACCGACATCATTAACCACCTCACTGGCGTATCTATCAACCAAACATCCGGCGTTACGAATAGAGAAATATTCCTCATCGAGGCCTGCCTCGATAGTTGTAACACGGGGCTAGACGTTTCTGATTCCAGCAGTTATGTAAGCTGGACCGGGGTATGGGCGGCTAGCTGTACCAACGCCAACATAAACTACACCCCTACTAGTGATGCGGCAGTACTAAATCTATCAGGCGGCACTATCTTCAATGCGGGAGCCATGGACATGGTTGCGGCCTCCCAAAACTATGGCCTGTCGATAAACCAGTACGGGCGAGTGATGTGCAGCGGAGTTACATTCCGCAACAATAAAAACAGAGCCTTTAGCTGTAATAGCGGTTCTAGGACAGTTCTCGCCATTATCGAAAATTGTGTATTCTTCTCTAACGGTACTAGCGGGCGATCCGGGTCGATACAGGCTTTCTTGGCGGGCGCGTTAACTTTCCGGAATAACAACATGGAAACTAGCGTTGTTGGAAACGTCAACGTAGACGATCCGAGTGCGTCTCTCATGGAGATTAGTGGCGTCCGTGGCTACCGAGGCTTTGCTTTACGTAGCGGGCCTGCGCTAGGGGGATCATCGGTGCAGGTAACCAATACCACGGGGCAAAAACTGATCGGTTATCTACGTGGCGGCTTGGTGCAGAACGTGCTGATCAATGGTACGGCTGTCTATGACCAGGGTACGCCAGTTATAGCAAACCTACAGATATCCCTTGAACCTGGCGACAGCTACACCGTTGTTTATACTTCAGCCCCGAATCTTAGTTGGTATTTCGCGTGAGCATTATCCTGGCGGAAGTAAACGACGGGGCGAACGAGCGTCTTGATGAGATTATCAGGACTCCATAATAACAAAAACCCCGCCTAATCAGCGGGGTTTCTTTTAGTGGATGGTTGGTCCAGTCGGCAGAACCATCGGCTCTTCCCCCTCATAACAACGCTCGGCAATCAACACGCTGAAGTCACCACCTTCGCATGGGCTCATCTCGATATTGAATCCAGACTCAGCCAGGTTAACAACCAGATCCGAAACCATGTCAGGAAACGGGAAGAATTTCAGTTTGATTCGTTGGCTCATTCGTCTCGCTCCAAAAAATAATCACAACCGCCATTACCGCCACGCTCTTCTACGACTCCACCAGTTAAACAATGATGTCTATTAACGTAAGTCGCGCCCATCACGCCAAGATGCTCATTCTCAACATCATGATCAAAAAGATCGCCAGCTAGAATCTTGAATTCTGGATAGCTTATTTTGATTCTTTTCATTTAATCGGCTTCCGTATTTCCTGCAATCCAGAACATTCGTTACAGTAAATCACCCCGTAACTCCTTAGAAACACTCCACCGCTACCGCTGATCTCGTGCTTGCAATGACAAGCTTTCTCTGAGAACTCTAAGTTCTTCGCGCATTTCGACAATTCCTGCAAGCCAGTAGTTCTTTTGTTCTCCATTTTGGTATGGACAGTCATTCCTTCCCTCCAGATAGGCTACTTTGCCCTCTAGGTAATAACGGTTACTTAAGGCTTTATGTTGCATAATGATTTACCCATTGCTTTCAGCGCAGCAGTCAATCTTGGCGTTTGTGGCGCCTCGATAGCTGCTGCGATTAATTCGTTTAGTGCTAACTTGCGTGCTGCGTGACGATCCTTGTTCTGGATGCTGTGACACTTGATACAGGCAAGATTCGGCAGGTAGCGGCGACCGGCTAACTCTGGATGTTTCTCGCACTCCTTGCCGTAGACTGATCTCATGGAAAGGTCCTTATGAGCCGCTCCATCAGAGATGCGTTAATGAGAGATCTAAGCGGATCTATTTGTGGAACGAAGGCATTCGCCCGAATTAGCAACCCCGACAGATCGACGATGGTGGCTTGCAGTTCTTCAACTTCTTCCGGCCAGAATTTTAGATTGTCGCAATCGTCTGTGTACCACCCGGCCTTTAGGTCTTTGATGGCGGCTTGCAGTTCGGCGAGTTCGTTATCTCGATTGTCCATTTAAACCTCGACTGTTTCGCGGAAGCACTCGGCGTCTTCCAGAATTGAATTGGCCTTTCGGACAAGGGCGGCAACTACTCGATGATTCGCACCATTGCTCATCCCGTATTCGGTTGCTACATCCTTCACGACCGCGGCTTTCTCTATCTGCCAGGCGCGGTGCGCCTCCAAAGGGCAAAGGAACAGGCCGAGGTACTTCATCCGCGAGCCAGTGTTGCAGTACGCGCTGAACTTGCCGCGACTCTTGTGAAATGAGACGCCAACCGGCAACGGTCCGCGAACAGCCTTCGAAGAAGTGAACAACGAATTTATCCGTCGCGGCACGAATGAGCATGCGCCAGGTCGGTAGATCCGGTTGCCAGGGATGAGTAGATCCTTGTCGATCTCGTAGATCATTCCGTTGTGGTCGCGGTTCATGTACCCAGGCTGCTCGCTGCACCAATCGGCAAATTCTTGGAAGTCGGCAAACCCGTTGGTCACGCCGATGTATGACGGGCCTTTAACATGAGCCATTGTTCCGACTGAGCACCGCGTCTTCACGCCGGCCCATACATCCGATGCGCGTGAGTGATGGGTCAGTCCGTTAACCTTCCACGTCACCATCCAAAGGCCTTGATCGTTCTGACGGTCCAGGCAGCCGTGAACGCTTTTTGGAACGCGCTCAATTTTACTGCTCATTCGCTTGCTCCCTTGTTCGCCAGCGTTAGTCGAACTGCCTCGGTCCAGCCTTTAACCCAAAGCCGAAAGTTCAATTTGTCCAGCCTCGGGTAAGGATTTTCATCTTGGTCGGCACCATAAGAACCGATGTAAAAACCCTGCTCGTAAGGAGAATCAAGCGGAACCTTAGAGCCGTCTTTGCGGATAAGACAGGCAGGCATTGGAATTTCGTTCATTCGCTTGCTCCCGATTCGGTGGGTTTGGCCAGGGCTGCATCGATTCGCTTGCTAAGCCCCATAGAGTGTTTCCATCCGCCATCTTGACGAAGAACTGGAAGCCAGTCAGACGCCTCGCGCAGCAATTCGACCAGCTCCACATTCCGCTGCTCGGCGGCGTTCCGTTCAAGTTTCAGTGAAAGCACTTCGCCGGAAAGCTCGGCTGTTCGATCTTCAAGCTTTGCCAGCTCTTCCCGCAGCGCATCCAGTTTACGTTCGGTGGCATACAGCTTTGCCTCGGCCCTTTCACAGCGACCGGACAGACCACCCTCTTCATTCATGCCCATTTTTCAAACCTCCGATAGTCCGTTATGAAACAGGCGGCACGTCAGCGCCAGAAAGACGATATAGCCAGCAACCCAGATCACGACTTGCACACCTTTTCAAAGTAGCCGTCTACGTTCGGCCACGTCTTCTCAGCGATCATCAGGCATCGAAACGCCTGATCATCAAGGCCGTCGTTGTAACTCATCCGATTAGAAACAACGAACCCAATACACAGCAGAACCACGATTACGAATGTTGTAATTGTTTTCATGACTAATCCTCCATGCTCAATTCTGCCTGCTCAGGATCTTCCATGTCTACGCCGTCAGAGTCGAATTTGCATTCCCATACGTGGCTGTAGAGAGACGAGTACATTTCGTAGCTGATACCGCCGACCAACAATGCACCACGCAGCATGCCGAAGATGTGTTTGTATTCGCTGGTGCGGGAACGCTGGAATTTGTCGTCTGCGAAGGAGATGGCTTTGTGGATCGTTTTGGTGAACTCTGCTTGATTCTTGGTATGCATTGGGTTGCTCCTGTTGGCTTAAACAAATGGTAAGCGAGCCATAGGAAATGCGCAACAGTTATTTGGTAAACTGAGGATATATTTTCAGATGGTGATGTCATGTCAGTAGCACGCGGGATCAGGAACAACAATCCAGGCAATATCGACTACAACCCAGCAAACAATTGGCAGGGTCAGCTCAAGGTAGACAAGACCATTGAGCCGCGCTTCTGTCGGTTTGATACGCCAGAGAACGGTATCCGCGCACTCGGCAAGCTACTGCAAACCTACCAGCGCAAGCACGATCTGAAGACGGTCAAGGCGATCATCAGCCGATGGGCTCCGGCAACAGAGAACAACACGAACGCGTACGTAAAATCGGTCGAAGCGTACACGAACACGAAACCTGGCGCAGAAATCGACTTACGAGAACATGAGATTCTGAAGGGGATGATGAAGGCGATCATTCGTCACGAGAATTCGAACTACGAATACCCTGACGCGATCCTATCTGAAGGTGTACGCCGTGCGCTCGTCTGAACTATTCTCCGGAGAACACTAATGCCGATCTGGCTAACCGCGCTACCCTGGCGATTCCTCTCAGGTCTCGCGTGTGGGGCGTTCGTGGTTTTCCTTTGGCATGATGCGAGCGTGTCGAGGATTGAGCTGAAACAGGCTAAGGAGAAGGCGCAGGCTACACTAGAGCAGTCAATCGTTGTAACTCAAGCTGACGCGAAGGCCAGCAAGGAATTATTAGATGCAAAGGCTAAAACTGATCTGCTTGCTGGCGAGCTTGCTTCTGGTGCTAAGCGGCTGCGTATCGCGGCAACCTGTGTGCCAGTTGCCAGTGGTGCCAGAGTGGATGATGGAGGATTTGCCATCCTCAATCGAGTCGCTGAACAAAGTTATATCGCCCATCGAGAGCTTGTCCAGCGAAAAGACGCCCAAATAAAAGGCCTGCAAGAAATTATCAGCGGCCTACAAAACGGTTCGCGAAACTAATTTCTGTCTCCAGCCTGCATCTCTTTGACTGAAGACCCATGCCAGTCGGCAGATTGCTAGGTGCCTTCTTGAAATCAGTGTTTATACCGTGTCGCTTCATCCAGGCGCGGAATGGTGTCGAGTGGCAGTATCCAAGCATGGTCGCAACCTCGGTTACGGTATGCGTCCTCTTGGCTCGCTCAATCAAGTCACGAACTGATTCGCCTGTACGCGCCTCGTACTCCTTTGGAAGCGTTGGCTGCCGATCAAGCTTTGCCTTCGAAAGCTTCTGCCGGGTAACCTCTGTAATCGGCGCTCGGTTCTGATGCGCATTGCAGCTACCGAACTTCGGCCATTCCACCTTGAGATTGTGTCGCTGAAGATATGAGCGCAATCCTTTTGGATGTTTATATCCGAGAATCCTTGCTGTAGTCGCGCACGCATAGTTATCAGACGCAAATCCGCGAACCACTTCAATAAATGGCTGGCCGTATTCTGATTCTACCTCTGCAACAACTGATCTAGCCACGATTTACCTCCAGGTTTCATAACTTGCAACTTTCTCAATGGTGCGAACTGATACATCAAATTTTTGGGATAACGCCTTATTGCTGGCGATTGAATTGATCCTGGCTATTTCTGAAACCTTCCATTCTTTCAACTGACGGATCATCTCTGCGTCTTCCTCATTTAGCTTCGACGTGTGATGATTTCGGCCTCTGGATGGATTGATTGGTGCGGCCATTAGATTTGGATTCCTTGGCTTTCTGTTAGTGGATTGCCCCGTGGTTAGCGGGGCTTTGTTTGGGAGATTCTATTTCTTCTTTTTCAGCTTGGCAAGCGGTTTAACCTTGCTCCAGAGATCTGGATGCTTGGCATTTTTGGTTAGGTTGCACCGGGGGCATAGAAGCTGGAGATTGTGAGGCCAGTTAGACCCGCCAAGCGCAATAGGCATGACGTGGTCTACGTGGTATTTCTTGTCGCCGGAAGACTCTAGAGCGTTACCGCAGCCGGTACACATTCCGAACTGAGACTCGAATAGCTTCTGTATGTCAGAGGCCGAAAAAGATCCTTCAGCGTTTCGTTCTGCGCATCTTCTCTTGTGAGATATAGCTCTTAGGGTGTCAGGATTTCGCTCATTCCAAGCCTTCACTGAGGCGCGGTGCGCCGGCTTGTTCTTTTCGTAATACCGGTTAGCCCTGGCGCTCATCTTCTCAGGATCTTGCGCCCAGTATCTGCGAGATCTTTCTGAATAAGCCTCTTTGTTTTCTAGGTAATACGCCTTTGCCCTTTCTGCTCTTGCTTCTTTATTTGCAGCCTCCCACTTGTCAACAGAAATTTTACGCTGAGCCTTATTGGCTTCATACCACTCGCGATTCTTTTTGTTTACGCATAGCTTGCACGATCCGCGATACTCGTCTGTTTTACGAGATGATCTCGGGTCTTTATGGAATTCTGAGAAGGGTTTTTCTGTGTTGCAGGAGGCACAAACTTTCATTGATACGCACTCATCATGTGGTCATCGGATGTATTCGGCAGGCGATGATGAGTCGCTTTTCGGGTGCCCCCTAGCCGAAATCCAATTATATCATGAGTGCTTTTTTAGGCTAAAACGGGATCTCGGAATTATCGAAATCTTCTGCTGGCGCGGGAACTGGCTTGCTCTGCTGTGGCTTTGGAGAAGACCCGGAGCTATCGGATTTGCTGCCCACGAGATCGATTGTTCCTACGCGAACTTGCAAATATGTCTTTCCGTCGTTTTCACGAGTAGACAGCTCGCCAGACACCGCAACTCCCTGACCCTTTACGAGATAGTCAATCAGCTTCGACTCTGCCTGCTTGCCCCAAAGCGCACATGCGATCCAGATTGTCTGTGCCTTGTCGCCGTAACCAGCCTTGACCGCAACGCTGAAGTTCGCTACGGCTGTACCGCCAGCATTGTTAACCTTGACGTCTCCGCCGATATTGCCAGTGAATGCAAACAGGTTCATTGTGCCGCCTCTTGTGGATTAACGATTTGTGCTTTCTGTTCGTCGGTCAATTTACCAGATTGCTCAACGCGTGCAATGATTTTTTCTGGCGTTGCCTTGCCTTCTGCGATCAGTGCGAGCCATGCAGCCAGGTTGTCCGCGAATTTCTGCGCGTCGTAGTAGGCGACAGACAGCTTCTTGATCAGATGCGGCTTGCGAACACCACGACGAGCGCTGATCAGGGTTTCATAGTCGCCCTTGATATCGCCCAATGCCGCGACCTTGATGCCTCCAACCTCAACACCGCCATAGATGACAGTCGGATCTCCATACAGAGTGATTGCCTTGCCGACCCACTGGCTAGACTTGTCACCCCAGCCATCAGGCTGAGCAATGCATTTCAGCATTCCCTTTGACGGCTTGTATGGCGTTGCTGGGCACTCAGCCAGATGAATGAATACGGGATGGTCTCGGTCGCCAGGAGTAACCTTTGACACTGTGAATGTTTGCGGTCCAGTTAAGAATGTTTCGTAATTGACTTGGTCCGACTTGGGCTTCGTTGCTGCACGGATATCCACATCTTCACTCATTCTTCATCTCCAAAATCAATTTCTACTTCGTCGTTTTTCTCAAGCGCCCAAAACGGTAGCCCGATCAATTGTTCTTCTGAGGCGCCATCGTACCCTTCGTACACTCCGGTTTCAAGACAATTCGCGTAGGTATTTAGCGCAGCCCGATATTGAGTGCGGCCAATCTCAATCGACTCATCATCCAGCCGATAGCACATGACGTTATGCGGGGCTTTGCTCTCGCATGCAATAAAGCCAAAACCTCCAAGGCGCTGGCCAGTGGCCCAGTAATAAACATCCATGTAAAACGCAGCCTGGAACGCATAGCCGTACTTGGCAATCGCATTGCTAAACCCACGCGGACTAGCGTCGGTCGTCGTCTTCAGATCCGGCGAGAACCCGCGATCTAGCAGGCGGTCGAATCGGCATCGAACGAGAATTCCTGTCTCTGGATCTTTGGCGTATACCGAAAGCTCGTTGCGTCCTTGCTCCTGATACAGCCACTTGTTCGCGACTGGATTGGCTCGCACTGCCGACTGCATGGCGGTGATCTGGCTAGCATCAGCCGACACAAGCACGTTATCAGTACCATGTGACGCGCAGAGGGCCTTGTACTCTGTTGACCGACGATCTTTGCCAGAAGGTAACGTGACGTACTGCTTGGCGAACAACTCGGGCTCAAGGATGGCCGAGTGGGTTGCGCTTCCGGTGAACATGGCGGCGGTCTGCTTGAAGTCTCCGTATTTGAAGTGCGCCGGACTGACTGCGATCTTCTTCAGGCCGGTGCAGCTAATGCCAGGGCCTGAGTGGTATGCAGCGTTTGATAGCTGGTCTGCTGTGTAGATTCCTGGTTTCAATTGCACTTCTCCCAATACCGCGCCAATTTCATATACCGATCCCGCTTAGCTTTAGTAATCCGATGCCCAAACTTATCAGCCTCGCCGATGATTGCTGCCCAGAGTGCGTCGCGGTAGGTCATGCCGCAACCCTCAACTTAGCCTGATAAACCGAAGCCTTCCGCGCCTTCTTAGCCTTTCGAAACGCCTTCAACTTGTCAATCGCCCGCTGCCGATGATCGTCAGAGACTGGACCGTATACCGAGCCGTCGAGGTTGTAGCGGAATGGCGTTGATGCCAGTGCGCGATGGTAGTTTGGACTAGCAAGCCATGAGTTCATAGCGGCTCTCTGGATTGCCAGCGGGATAGTCAGCACACCAGCACATCGCAGCTTTGCCAGTTGCAGCGTCGTGCCAATTGCCAGTGGCTTAGGCTGGTCGCGGTTGAATAGTTTCGGGAATGCGGATTGTAGGGCGGCGATTCCGAGGTTGACTTTTTGTTTGTGGTTCATGGCTGTGGCACCTGATCAAGCGGCATCCAGTGAGTTACGGCATCCAAGCACTGCGAGCGAGTTTCGCCGATGATGTTCCAGTATTGGTTGCCATGCTGTGCAAGATAACCGGCACCGTACCAGTTCAAGCCTTCTTCTTCGTGCGCCATTGAATTCATCCAGCGGTCATTGTTAGCCAGTGCCACGATCTGATGCAGCTCAGGCATGCGGTCTTTGATGCTAATCCAGTTGCTCATTTTCAACCCATCCTATTTGTGTTCGCAGAGATTAGCCCGTCACTTTCCTCGCGTCAACAAAAAAGGCCGAATCTTTTTAGGATTCGGCCTTTCTGTTTTCCGAAGAACGATTAAGCGGCTTTCGGCTTCCGGATCTCTTTCGGAACCTTGGACTGGAAACGCATTACGAGCTTACGTAGGCGCTGCTCAAACTCGTCGCGGTCGTCGTCGTTCAGGTGTTCGATGACCACAATCGCGTCATGCCATAGGGCGCCGTTCATGTGGTTTCCGGCTTTGACTAGGACGCCTTTAAGCTCTGGGTCTTTAATAACCTCAGTAGGCTTGGTCAGCGCCTTACGCTTTTCAGCTACCGCGTCAACAATCTGGCGAACGCTTTTGAATTCCTTGATATCCATCTTGTAGCCGAACGCTGCTCTGAATGCAGATGCGTACTGCTTGATAGCTCTAGGGGCTGGCGTCACATTGATGCCGACTGCCGGCCTACCTTGAACGCTATTCCAGCCGTTGTCCTCGTAGCCCTGTGCCAGCCATGGATCAAACTTCTCCAGGCTGTCTATGTTCTCGTCCTTGACTAACTGCAAAAACCCGCCTGCCACATCGTCCAGCTTATTTGCCTGATCGGCAATTTTCTTCAGTTCGATGCCTTGCTTGCTTGGGGTGGTAGTAGTAGTCATGATCGTTGCCTCGTAATAGTCAAAAGCTTCCTATGCTGTAATCCTCAGGACAGGGGGCGCCGCTAGTGGCGTTTGCCCCTGCCTGTTTGTAAGGCTAGCTGACCCATGGCCGGCGTCAAAGACGAATTAGGAATAAGCGGGCTACGTTTTATAGCTATCAAAATCTAAGTGTTCTCCGGAGAATTGATTTTAGTTTGTGGTATGCTTTGTCACCTCAAACCATTACATGAGTAACAAAGCATGATGACGCTGGTCCAGATCAGAGAAGCCCTAAAGGACAAAAACCTGGCCTACGTAGCCAGAGAGATAGGCATGACGCGACAGAAGCTGTGGGCCATTGCGAAGGGTGAGACAGCCAATCCAAGCATGATGACGGCAGAGAAAATCAGCGAATATCTGGAGCGCAAATGATCAAGCCAATCCTAACTGACTATGGCGACTATCGATTCCGCAGCCGACTTGAAGCTCGATGGGCTTTATTCTTTGACCGCGTCGGTATTGCCTGGGACTACGAGCCAGAAGGATTTTCTCTGCCGGTTAACGGTAGATACCTTCCCGACTTCTGGCTTCCTGAAAGCGCCTGCTATGTTGAGATCAAGCCATTCCTTAAGCCCGATCCATCGGAGACATCCAAATGCAAGGAGCTAAGTCAGGATCACAGTGTCCTATTGATCTGCGGAGATCCTCTTGAACACAGAGCAATGACCTATGAGAACGGCGATAGATCTGGAGCTTTTGCCCGTAACGCCATGTCAGATTGGCCGATGGTTAAGTTCTCTCCGAGAATGAGCGAAATAGCCTTGGTCGAATTTGGCTCCTATACGTCAACAAGAAATGCAGCTCGCGACGCAAGGAAGGCAAAATTCGAGCATGGAGAGACACCAAAGGCAAAAGCTCGGTTTTCTCGACCAGCAACCGAAAGTTCACCGCAAAATAAAGACCCTAAAACTCAGGCTTTTATTGCCGGTGTAGAAGAACTAAAAGCTAGCGGGCACACAACGCTTTCGGCAATCAAAATTATGATGACTAGGCCACAAGGGGAATCCAAGTAATGGCTGGAGATTGGATAAAGCTAGAGGTTGTCACGCCAGACAAGCCGGAGGTATCAAGGATCGCTGATATCTTGTCTATCGATCATGACGCAGCGCTTGGCAAGCTGGTTCGCGTATGGATTTGGGCAGATCTTCAGACTATTGACGGTAACGCTGTTGGCGTTACAAAAAACGCGATAGACCGTATCGCATACATGCCAGGATTTGCATCGGCGATGATTTCTGTTGGTTGGATCTCGGGGAACGATCAAGAGCTGGTTTTGGTAGGCTTCGACAAGCATAACGGAAAAGGCGCGAAGAAACGGGCACTTACGAACCAAAGGGTCACTGATCACAGGAAAAAAGAAACGCAAGAGAAACAGATTTGTAACGCTCCAAGCGTTAACAATGACGTTACCAGAGAAGAGAAGAGAATATTAGAATCAAATACTCTTGTCACCGGCACGCCGGAGACTGATGGGTTTGAGCTTTCTTCATCTGAAGACGAGTCAGTGCCAGTAGGAAGAAAAAAGCTTCCATTTACGTACACAGACATTCAGAATGCTTACAACAAGATTTGTCGCGGAACATTCAAAGGCTGCGACGCAATGACGGCAAAACGAAAAGGAAAGGTGCGAGCAATGGTTGCTATGGAGTTCATGGGGCAGAAACCATTCAAAGACCTAGGCATAGGATTCTGGGAGCAGTACTTTACCGACTGCCTGAGCAATCCTCACTGGTGCGGCAACAATGATCGTGGATGGAAGGCTAACTTCGAGTTCGTGACCACTCCAGACAACGCCCTGAAGATCCTGGAGGTCGAATGAACGTAGAGCGCGAACTGTACTCGCAAGAGGCAGAGCATGGTGTTCTAGGCGCCCTGATGATTAAGCCGGAATTGTGCGAAGAGATTGGGGCGTTTCTTGCTCCTCAAGATTTCGCCTACGAAGACAACGGGATGCTTTATTCGATGATCTTGGCGTGCCACTCCAAGAAGGTATCGCCGGACCCTGTGACGCTTATGGATATCCGCACTGAGATGCCTAGTGGTGAGATGACAATCGTCTACGCCGCCGAGATCATGCGTAATATCCCGAGCTCTGCAAACGCTATCCCATACGCAAATATCGTGGTTGAGCGCTCGGTGGCCCGAAAGCTGCACGCCCTCTCGATGCAAATTGCTGAGATATCGCAATCGCGAGGCAAGATCAACGAGCAGGTAGCTCAGGCTCAAGCACTAATCATGGGCTTGAGCGTCACAGAGTCGACGCCAGACTTCATTACTTACGTTCAGGCGCTTGACGAGGTTCTAAAGCGAGCCCAAGATCGAAGAGATGGTATTGCGGATCTAGGCCTTAAGTTCGGAATTGAAGAGCTTGACGAAATCATTCGCGGGATACGCAAGCAGCACCTGATCATCATTGCTGGTCGACCTGGCACCGGTAAAACAGTTCTAGGAATGGGGCTTGCAGAGCAGGCGAGCGTATACCACGGTAAAAACTGTCTGTTCTTTTCTCTTGAGATGGCCGGCGTTGACTTGGCTCAACGATCTTTGGCTTCATTGTCAGGCGTTAGCCTTCAAAAGATTGAGACGGGCAGGGCATTTGACGATGATGCAGATATCGCACTAGTTAACGCAGCCGCATTCAAAATGAAGAATGCCAACCTTAATATCTGCGAAAAACCAGCCTTGATGTTCAGCAGAATTTGCAACATGGCTCGTTTCCAGCACAGGGTTAAGCCTCTTGATCTGATTGTCATCGACTACCTCGGTCTTATCGTCGGAGATCCGTCAAAGAACATCCAGAACCGAAACCAAGAGCTTGGCGCTATTAGTCGTGGGCTTAAGGCTCTGGCAAAGGAGCTGGACGTGCCTATCGTTGCGCTGGCGCAACTTAACCGGGGTATCGAGGGGCGTACTGATCCAAAGCCAAAAATGAGCGACCTTCGCGACTCTGGCGAGATCGAGCAGGATGCAGACGTAATCATCATGGCTCACCGAGATATGCAGTCGGAGCGAGGCCGTAATGGCGTGACTGAGGTTGAGGCCGTAAAGGTGCGCCATGCAAAGCCTGGGTTCTGCGTTCTTCAGTTTCAGGGCGATAAGGCTAGGTTTGTGAGTTGCGATAGAACAAACTGGGATGCTGACGAGCCGACTAAAGAAGCGGAAAAGCCTAAATCAGCAAGGGATTACATACAAAAGAAATCTTCCAAAAAAGACATGGAAGAAGGCTACTAATGGAGACCCAAGATGACTTCATATGCGGAACCTGCTTCGTCACACAATTTGGCGATCCTGTCAATTGCCGAGATCGAAGCCATAGAGAGCCACAAAGCGGACTGTCTCCAGAGATGGAAGCTAGCTCGGGACCATGCCAGCGCGATCTATTTGGGGTTGAAGTCGAATCGCGGTAGATTGTGGGCTGAGCGCGAATTGAAGACTAAGCCCGAGATCGAAGCCGAAACCCGGCGCCAACTGAACTTATTGCTGAAGGTGAAGAAATGAAAATGGCAGACGATCTTGAATATGCCAATGCAGAAATTGAATATCTAAAGCAGTGCCTCGACATAAAGAACGCTGATTGTCCTGATCGGGCAACCCTGCCAGGCATCGCGGGCTACAAGAAGGTCTTTCAGGTGTTCATCACAACCGAATGCGGCTGCGACATTGAGGAAGGCGAGTACGGCGTAACGATCATCAATATGTTCGACTCGTTCCTTGAGTCTGGCGACTTTGAGCTTATCGAGGAAGCGATTGCAGAAGTTATCGGCGACTTGACTCTGCCAGAGGAAGGTCAGACGCCATTCATCGTCTATGAGGCAGGCGAACGACAAGACGTGTTCTGGTGCAAATACTATCTGGTCAAGATGGATTCAGCCGAATGATTGAACTGACCGTGCCTTACCCACCAAAGGAACTGAACCCGAACGCCAAGACTCACTGGGCAGCTAAGGCCAAATGGGTAAAACTCTATAGGGGCCTGTGCCGCGATATAGCGCTCGAAAACACTGAGCCAGTACCATCGGGTGACCTGGTGTACGACATGACCTTCTACCCGCCTGACAAGAGGCGACGTGACGACGATAATATGGTTGGCGCGAGCAAATCGCAAAGAGATGGGATTGCAGAGGCATTGGGCATCGACGATGTGAGATTCCAGCTAAGGGTTCGCGTTCGCGAGCCAGTACCAGGCGGAAAGGTCGTGGTGAAAATCTATGAGGATGTCGAATGAAATTCATCGTATGCGGCGGACGTGATTACGCAGACAGAGCCCGACTGAATCAGGTACTTGACGGCGTACACAAGAAATGCACCATCCACGCGATTATCGAGGGTGGCGCTAATGGGGCGGATCGACTTGCTAGAGAATGGGCGCTAGAGAAAGGCGTGCAGGTGTTTACGGCGATTGCTAACTGGAAGCTGTACGGAAATGGCGCAGGACCGAAACGAAACGCGGCAATGCTCGCTCTAGAGCCTGATGGGGTGATTGCGTTTCCTGGTGGTAGTGGTACGCGGGATATGACCAGAATCGCCGAACTGTCAGACGTAAAAGTCATGCATATTCTATTCTGAAATAGCTTGACGCCAACCCAGCAGCACCGTAAATTGTTTTCCAGAGAACAGTTAAATTGAGAGTTTGGAGGGGTGTGATGGGTGATTTTCAGAGTGACGAGATTATTTTATCGAGGAAACGGCATAAGTGCTGCGAGTGCTCAGGCGTAATTGAGAAAGGCCGTCAGTACAAGCGGTACTTTGGCGTATGGGATGGTGATTTCGGTTCCTACAAAATGTGCATTCCTTGCGCTAATACATTCGCATGGCTTGACGCATCACTGCGAGACGGGCCATTCGGTATATTGCAAGATGAAGGAATATGCTTTACTCAGCTTCAAGACGAGTTGGCCAACTGGTGCCACGACTCGAAAAACCAAGATGAAGAGGCTTGCGCACGACTGCAATCCATGAAAGATCGACGCGAATTTGCTAAGGATTACAAATGACCCTAACCGACCTACTCCCCCTCCTAATCGCCATCTACGAAAAACACGGCGACCTACCACTCGCTACAGGCTTCGACGACCATAAGCCTATTGTGGGGGCGCTGGTTAGCGAGTTTGAGAAGACGAGCGAGATTGGTAAGAAGGGCGAGCTGTTTGTTGATTTTTATTGAGGTGATGGAATGAGCAGCAGAGAAGAGTTTGAGGCGTGGTGGAGCTCAACGCCGATCCTTAGAGAGAACAAAATGACCATTGCCGAGAAATCTTGGCAGGCTTCCCGCGCACACGAATCTGACCTACTCGCAGCGCTAAAAGCCATAACCAACTCCGGCCCCGACGCAATACCGATCAAGGAGGCGTTTGAGATGGCGCATAGGGCGATTGAGCGGGCTACGGGGGAGAAGGTATGAGTGGGCACACGAAAGGGCCGTGGCTGTATCGTGGCAAGAGTGATTCAGTTCATATGCCAGATGCTGAATACCCATATGGCAAGCAGATATTTCAGTTTCGCGATGAGTGCTCGCCTAGTGATGCTGACTTGACACTGGTACTCGCCTCGCCTGATTTGCTTGACGCGCTGATTGATCTAGTGGACGATATTTCAGATCGATTTGACATGGATTCACCAAGCACGAATCCAGGCATAAAGATTTACGTAGAGCGTGCACGATCTGCTATCGCAAAAGCTACAACAATTCAATAACTTGTATACAATCCTGACCGGATATTCGCCTTTTAACAATAACGAACACGGAAACGAACAATATGAACATCCGCGCAAAGTTTGAAGAGATTTGGCCGGTGCCTGATGGGCTCCAATGGAATGAGCGCGCCGGAGAGTACAGGGTGCGCACCTTCTACAATGCCTGGGGGACTATCTGCAACGAGCGAAACGCCCGCCTCGACACCTTCACCCGCTGCCAGGAGACTATGGCGCCGGTTATGGCGTTGGTGGATGAGCTTGTGAAAGAGGTAGAGGATGCTTACTCTGCTTATGGCGTGATGCCTGAATGTGTTGATCGCGCCAAACAAATCATGGAGCATAAGAAATGAACGCACTACCCGGACAACTGGAGCTTATGACGGTGATCGATCATAAGATGCTTGCTCAAAACTATCTCATGTCTCCGACCAAGATCTACGAGGCAGAAGACACCCACAAGCCAGCCGGTGTGCGCCTGGCTAAGATGCTATCCATGTACGACGACTCGCCCTCATCGCAATTGTGGTCCGATATTCAGCGGTTGGCGCGGGAAATACTGAAATGACTCATCAGGAAGCATGGGAGAAATTTAGGCTGGCAAAGATTGATTTGTGGATTGCGGTCGGTCGCGCCATTCAGCAATTTGGTTCCGACATAATCAAGCACGCAGAAAGCAAAAAATAGTGTTGACGCCACACCAAAAGGCTCCTAATGTGAGCCTTTCTTTTTGGATTATTTTTGGAGGGGTTATGAAGGACGCACAAGACCTGAAAATACAGCGCGCAATCTCGGCGCACGAGGCATACAAAGCATCCTGGACAGAAGGGAGGTCGGCATTCAGTCGCGAGATGATCAGTCCCCGAGGCGGTAGGCACAATTACTCAAGTTATTTCCACGAGATTAATAAGCACATGACAAAGACAATCACAAAGATTCGCAAAATCCTTGAGGACGCCAAATGACCATCTCAACCACAACCCTAAAAAACGCAGCCAGATCGCTCGGCTATGACCTGTGGAGCGATCCGGACGGTAGCCATTACCTGGCGGACTATGACGGCGTAAAGCTGCGCAGGTGGGATCCTGAGCATGATGACGGGGATGCGCTAAGGTTGGCGGTCAAGCTTCGTTTGGATATTACTTTCTACAACGGATTTCAGGAGGTTCACGTGGAGGTATCAAGCGGCGACGGAGTTAGCCCCACTATTGAACTGTACGGAGAAGAGCTTTATTCTTCGACAAGACAGGCCATTATCAAAGAGGCCGCAAAGATCGGAGCCGCACTATGAGCACCTACAATGACGACATTCAAAAATGGATCAAGCGCAGCAATCGAAAGGCGGCAAAGCTGATCAACCATGAAGACGGGAAATACCGCATCGTCTACTTAGACAAGGGGAAGGTACGTGTAGGCGTTGTTCGCGATGGCATGTACTGCCGATATGGGGTTTCTTGCTATGGCGCGATGTACAGTACCGACCCAATGAGTCTATGGCAGTCAGGTCCAGGGGCCTGCACGCAGGGCGATGTACAAATCATGACCGATTATCTGAACGACACCAGTGCGCTTGCGGACTTCGATTTCGGATCAATCAAGGAGCTAACGTGGTGATTGCATTGACTTACTTCATTCTCGTCTACAAAATGCCTGCCGTTAAGGTGAAAATTAGTTATTGGAGGGGTGTATGAGTGATTATTCTGAGCTGAAGAAGCTGGCTGAGGCTGCAACGCCAGGAAAATGGCGAATGGAGCGAGATGATCTGTTCTTTTACGAGGATGGCTATACCAAGCACTTGATGGAGTGCAATGAAGGTTCTGATTTCGAGCTAGTTGATCATCGGGCGAACCTTCGATTCATCGCCGCCGCCAATCCTGAGGTAGTGCTCGCCCTGATGGCCGAAAACGAATCTCTGCGCAAGGATGCTAAGCTGTATCGACAGATAGAGCGCGCAGCCAAAGACCTTCCGGATGGTTGGGAGATTCGCGTGTGTGTAGAGAAGGATGCTGGATACGCAGAGCTATATGATCCAGATGGATGCGAGATCGATTTTCCGAATAGCTGCGAGACACTTGCACGCACCGTATCAGACGCCATCGATCACGCAAACGATTCTCCGGAGAACCCTTAATGGTCAACCTGGAGCTCTACGGGCTCAAGCTGGCACTCGATATCCATTACGCCATATCTGAGCCAGCCACACGTCACGCAAACGGCTCCAGCGAGCTTGAGTGGGCTCTCTCTAGCGGCACCGACGAAATAGGCGAAACAATTTCAAAAGAATCGCTTGACTTAATCTCGATCCAGTTCCAAAGTGACATCGAACGCGCTATTTGGGCGCAGATAGGGAGATAGGGAATGGATAAGCACTGCAAAGGCTGCTTGTCACATCACAAGGCTGGCTGGCCACCGAATCACAAGAATGCAAAATACAATGACTGGTGCTGCGCTCACGGATCATTCGCAAGCAAGGCAATTGGTCACTGCAAAAACACTGGCATGAAGCGCATAAAAGTAATCGAGGTGAAATCATGAGCATCACAGTAAAATCCGCACGGGAAGCACTCGAGGCCGCACACGCAACGTACATTCAGTGCGACCACGACGACGTAGCAAGCGCCAAAGAAACCCTGGACAATGCACGCCACACCTTCTGGAATACCTGCGCCGCATTCTGCACCAGCCTCGAATTCAAGCACTCCCTGTCTGAGGTAGAATCGGCTCTCGTTACTCAGGGGCTTTGGACATGAGCTATATTGTTATTGGTGTTATGAACATGCCATATCATTTGGCAATGTCATCAGAGCTTTCTAGAATTCAGTTTTATAACATTGCGACTGCCTATTTTAGAAAAACAGAAAAGATTTCAAAAGAACTCGAGGTCATAGTTAATGAGAACAGGGCTCTAAGAAATGACGCTGACAAGTTTGGAATTATTCAACAGGCAATGGATAATCTTAAGGATTACAAGAGAGACGGGACAATATGGTCTCTAGCCTCGACTCTATACCCGGAGGATAAGAAATGAGCGAGTTGCAGCCTGGGATGTTGGCGCTTATCGTTGGATCTCGTTACGCTGGCACTCAGATCAATATCGGCAAGATGGTTGAGGTAATATCCATTGAGCCAGACAACCAAGCGTTGGTTAAAGGCGACTCAATCACGGATCAACACGGTGGAACGGTAGATCAGGCTCTTTGCTTGAAGACTCATCTCTTACCGATCAAGCCCCAGTGTGACCCGCTCGACGTAACCCATAAGGAAGAACTGCATGCATGAAGTAATTCAGGAGATGATTAGTCGTGGTTGGACCTATCCGATCATAGCGCTAAGGACGGGCATCTCGGAAAACCGTCTGCGTGACTGTAATCTAGGTGTACGCGAAGAGCGCAAGCTGTATGAAATCGCGACGAACGAAGCAAAAATCGACATCGATACACTTGGGGATGAGCAATGAGCCGCAGCGACGGAAGCACAGCAGATTACTACGTACTCCCTGAAGGCGCTACACAGCTTCAGGATCTGATCAGTCATCGCGATATGAATTCGCAAATTGGTGAAATATTCCGAGCCTGCTATCGGTACGGGATCGTCAGTCACAGCGACAAGATGCGCGACGCTAAGAAGATCCGCTTCTACGCTCAGGCTGAGGTTGAGCGGCTGGAGAAGCTAGCTCAAGCTGAGGAGCCTTCACATATTATTTCGGATATTCCAGAGGGGATTTACTGGGAAGATGCAGATGATAAGTATGAATGGCTAGCCACTGACAGAGAAGGGGCGTTTTGGTTTGTTAAAGAACCAGAGCTGAAGCCTCACGGCAAGACATGGGAATATCCTGGAAACACAAATATGGAAACAATTGACGAGACTCCTCGCGATCTCGCCAAATATCGCCGCCCAACGTGCACAGCCCAATGACCGAATACAACGAGCAGCGCTAAAAATTCAATCAAGGCCCGGATTCAGGGCCTTTTCATTGCATAATGGATTTCAGCAGTGCGTTGAATCAGCACAATTATTGAAATACGGAGCGGCACAATGCAGCAATATGATGAGCAGCGTGTAAAGGAAGTGGTCGGGATGTTCGGCACCAACGCAGCTATGGCTGAGGCGCTAGGGGTTCATGAGCGGACTATGCGGCGATGGAAGGCTAGGCTTGCGCTCTCGGGCTACAGTCCTAGCCATGACATGACCAAGCAGTGTCCCGACGGCTACAAGGTAAAAGGTGTCAGCTCTTACTACAACCGCGACGGCGAGCTGTCTGGACAGTGGGTTAAGACCAGCGCAGACAACGAGCGCCGCTACGAAATGATGGTAGAGGCGTGCCAGGCATTAAAGGAGGATCTGCCAGTTCTAGTGCCTCGTGCATATGCCGGCGAGTTTCTGCCTGACCTGATGGCGTGCTATCCAATCGGCGATCCTCACATCGGCGAGTACATCTGGTCAGAAGAGTGCGGCAAGAGCTGGGATTTGGGCATCGCCGAACGCATGCACTGCGGCGCAATGGCTGCGCTAGTAGAGGCCGCACCACGCACTGAGAGCTGCACAATCGTAAACCTTGGGGATGCAGCGCATTACGATTCCATGGCTGCTGTAACACCACGTAGCGGCCACCACTTGGATGCAGACAGTCGCTACGCGAAGATGGTGCGCGTACTGGTCAAGGTTATCCGTCAGTGCATCGAGACTGCGCTTACAAAGCACAAGACGGTGCATATCATCAACGTCCCCGGAAACCATGATGAGACTGGCGCTCTGTGGCTATCGATTGCGCTGGATCACATCTACGCAAACGAGCCTCGTGTGACTGTAGATACGAGTCCTGCCCTGTTCAGCTACTTTGAGTTTGGTAAGAACCTCGTTGGCACGCATCACGGGCACTCGTGCAAGGCTGACAAGCTAGGCCAAGTAATGGCTGCCGATCAACCGCAAGCATGGGGCCGCACAGAGCATCGGGCATGGTGGACTGGTCACGTTCACCACGAGAGCAAGAAGGAGTATCCAGGCTGCACAGTCGAGACGTTCAACACGCTAGCCCCTGGTGATGCCTACGCCACTGCTGGCGGCTGGAGGTCGCGGGAGAACATGAAGTGCGTCGTATTGCACCGCGAGTTCGGCGAGGTAGCACGCCACACCGTTCACCCTTCGATGCTTCACTAAAATAAATAGATTGACCTGCTGAAAATGCAGGTCTAATCTTGCTGAAATTAACGGAGGTGGAAAATGAAGAAATACCCATGGGATCAAGAGAAAGAAATTGACTGGGATGCGCCTTGGCCGGATATCGCGAATCAGTACGCCGATAGATATTTTGAGTCGACGAACAACCTGATTGACTATTATTTCAAGGCTCAGATATTGAAGATGGCATGTATTGCGGGATGGTGTATATCTGCGATTCTATTCATTTGCTTGGTGGTGGTTACTCAATGATCAACGTTATCCCGCGCTATCCACGCGGTCTATTCTCAGAATTCGAATGATTGGAGGTGGTAAAAATGAAGAAATATCCGTGGGAGTTTGATAAAGAGATTGACTGGAGCGCAGAGCCGATTGACATTGTAAAGCAGTACCAAGATATGTACTTCATTGTGGTAGACAGGTTTATAGACCGCTACTTCATTTCTAAAGTCGTTAAAGCGGCGTGCTACACAGGCTGGATTATTGCGGCGATCCTTGGCTATTGTCTTGTAGCGGTGTCAAAATGACTATAAACGTAATCCCCCGCTGGAAAGACGGCCCGCCCGATAAATTCGAGGCAGGACAGTTCGTGGTTTATTCTGATGGAGAGTGCCAGCTAATCGGTTGGAACGGGTATCCTCAGTCAACGCACGGCATCGTAAAACACACAACCCTAATCGAGCCGCACGAGCTTGATTGGTTGCAGAGTATGGCGGTTAAGCGCTGTTTGGGGGAGTTGAAATGAATGAATGGATTAGCGTTGAGGAGAGTTTGCCGGAACATGGAGAGCATGGATTGTGCGCCCTTCATTCATACAATCAGTCGGGCAAACGGTTAATAGTTGTACCTTTTACGTTCATGTATGATCAGTTTCATCCGTTCGCTGATGAAGATAACATCGAGAGCGACGATTACTGGATTTATCCTCTTTACTGGCCGACTCACTGGCAACCATTACCGGAGCCTCCAAGCATATGACAACCCTAATCGCAATCTGGCTAGCATATGGCGTCTTCAGTTTTTGGCCGTTGGTTATGATCGAATGCGACATCACTAAAGGCAAATGGTACGAATGGCTAGCAGCATGGGCAGTCTGGACCGTGTGCTGGCCCTATCGCTACATTCAGGATGCTTGGTATTGGTGGAGGGCTAGGAAGTGAGTGTAGATATCCCAAGAGGCTGGCAGATTTCTGATTCTGTTGCACGTGAATATCATCACAATAATTGCAGCTACAACACGCATCTTATGCTTTGCGATTGTGATGTATTGTTCAGGCACCCGGAATTCTTATCTGATGTTTTTTACGGTAAGGACGGGATAGTTATTGAGAGGAAGCAAGAATGACCACAATCAACGACCTAGACCAAATCAACATAATGGCGATGATGACCATGTGCGAGCTTGGGTATGCGCGGTATGAGCGGTTTCGTGCTGGGCTTAAGATGGATGATGAGGCTTGCGAGAAGCTTAGGCAGTTCGTGCATTCCAATGCTGATCGCGAGCATGAGCTAGAACTACGAATTAAATGTGCGCCGATGTACAAACCTATGGCATACTAGCCCAGTCAGCGCGCTATCCTACCTCTTGCATCGTTTAGCGGTTGACAAGCGATGATCCCCCTCCCATCGCTGCTACACCTTTAGCCCATCGTGAACCGTCCGATGGGCTTTTTTTGATCAGTGAAAAGTGATTTTATGATTGAAAGCATAGAAGAAGGTCTGATATATAGGTCGCCAAGTGGATTGTTTTTTAGGGTTCTGCATTTGGCAAGGCACGCACAGGACTGTTCTTGGCCTATGGTGGTATATGAAAATATAAACCCAACAAAAGACGCGCCTGCCGGAACAATATGGGTTTTAGCAGAAAGCATATTTATCATAACATTCAGCCATATGCATTAAATGCAATTTTTTACGCAAAACAGGCAGAATATGTGCAGTTTTATGCGCGTGTTATCATTCCTGCATCCGGCGACAATGCCAGCGCAGGACTTGAAATCCTGTTAGCTTCCGGATCGGATTGGGAGATGATACCCGGTCGAAATGCAGTACTAGCCCTGACTGGACGTCCAATCCTACTCGGGGCTTTTTATTGCCCGCCAAAAAGTGATATCACAAAGCCACCGAACTGAAACTGATATCATTACTCCAATGTTGTACATTCCTAAACCTATGACCACTATGAAGCCAAATAAAATGCCCGACTCTCCTAACGGCTGGTTTACACTGCTATCCAACCTTCCGGGGCCACTCCAAGCGTTTGGGGCGGCTATCATCACTGCGGTGTTGCGGGTTTACTACGACAAGTCCGAGACTAGTTGGCAGCGTGTTGGTCTTGAGGGTGCGCTGTGTGCGTGCCTGGCTACTGGTCTGTCGATGGTCAGCGCTTACTTCGGACTACCCGAAAACTCAGGCGTATTCATCGGCACATTCGTCGGTTTCATCGGCGTGATTAAGTTCCGCGAGTACATGGGTAGGCTGCTGGATAAGAAGTCGAGCTGATATACTAGCTTCCACAATGGAGGCTTTTTAATGGCTAATAGACCAATCGTTCACACAGGGGATAAGACCTCTACTGTCGGGCGCTCAAGAATGTTTGAGACGCCTGATGATTTGCGTGAGGCTTGCTTGGGTTATCTTGAGTGGGCAGATACGCATCCGCTGCAAGAAGAGAAACACTTCTGCTTTCAGGGTGAGATAACCACTGCTTACGTGAGCAAACCCCGCGCCGTAACCATAGTCGGCCTATGCCTGCATCTTGGTATCCATCGCCACACTTGGCAGAACTACCGTATCAGCGAAGAATTCGATCTAGTCTGTGATGAGATTGAAGACCGCATGAAGCAGTACAAGTTCGAGAATGCCGTCGCGGGTCTGATGAACCCTACGCTGATTGCGCGGGATATTGGGTTGGTTGAGAAGTCGAGCGTTGACCTGACTAGCGGCGATGGCACGATGAGCCCGCAGCAATTGACCTTCAACATCATTAAGCCTAAAGATGCAGTTTGACATCTCATCTGCCTACCTGCCGTTCGTTGACCTTGAGAATGTAGCCACAAGGCGCGAACTGCTGCGTGATGCGCGGTATCACATCATGGAAGGGGGGCGCGGTGGGGGTAAATCACACTTCATTGCCGAACTGCTAGTAGTTGAGGGATATCTACAGCCTCAGCGCATTCTCTGTACGCGCCAGATCCAGAAATCAATCAAGGCGTCTGTTCTCCAGTTGCTGGCTGACAAGATCGACAAGCTCGGCCTGTCTTGGTTCTATGACGTACAGCGGACTCAGATCGTCGGCAAGAACGGCACAGTATTTCTGTTCGAGGGCCTACAATCCAACATCGATAGCATTAAGTCGATGGAAGGCATCACCCGCGTATGGATCGAGGAGGCGCACGGGGTTGTTGACGACAGTTGGAGTGTGCTGATCCCGTCCATCCGTGGCGCAGGCTCAAAGTTCATTATATCCATGAACCCCGGCAACATCATGGACGCGAGCTATGTTCGCTTCGTGGCTAATCCGCCATCGAGCAGCATTCACCGCAAGATCAACTATGACTCCAACCCGTTCTTCCCTGAAGTGCTTGAGACTGAGCGACTGGAGTGCCTGAGCCGCTTCCCTGACGCTTATCCGCACATCTGGCTAGGTGAGCCAACGGCAGATAGCGAGCACGCCATCATCAAGCCGTCGTGGATTCAGGCAGCTATTGACGCGCATATCGTCTTGGGCTTCAAGCCAGAAGGCATCAAGGTTGTAGGCATGGACGTTGCCGACGAGGGTGCAGACAGTAACGCAATGACTGCTCGTCACGGCTCTGTAGTGTTCGACCTTGAAGAGTGGCGCAAAGGCGACGTGATATTCAGCGCTAACAAGGCATTCGCATATGCCGACCTGAACGGATTCGACCAGCTTACCTATGACTCCATTGGCGTAGGTGCTGGCGTGAAGGCTGAAACGAATCGCCTAATGGATCAGCGCCAGTCATCCAGGCAGATGCAGGTGTCCGGTTTCAACGCTGGCGGATCAGTCGTTAGCCCTGACTCTGAATACATGGTTGGTAAGAAGAACAAGGACATGTTCTCGAACATCAAGGCTCAAGCTTGGTGGCAGATGCGCGACCGCTTCAGCAAGACCTACAAGGCCGTCAGAGAGGGCGCAGTCTATCCAGCTGACGAGCTTATCAGTCTGTCGTCAATGCTGCCTCATCTTGAGCAGCTTAAGGCTGAGCTGTCACGCCCGATGGTTGACTACGACAACAACGGAAGGGCGAAAGTTGAGAGCAAAAAAGACATGGCAAAGCGAGGAATTCCGTCCCCTAACTTGGCTGATTCGCTTATAATGGCGTTCGCTACTACCGAACAAGCCGGAGGAGGTGTTTTTCTGCCAGCGAGGTTGCGCCGTTGAAGATGCTGCATATTGTCACTAGGAAGACCGCGAAAGCAATAGGCTTGAAGAGATATTTCAGTGGCAAGCTATGCGCGCACGGACATGTATGCGAAAGGGTAATTGGTAGCGGCTTGTGTGATGATTGCCGGCTGATACTTGGCCGCAAGCATGACGAGACTCGCCGTAACGACGATCAGCGCAAGGCGTACATGGCCGGCTACCTGGCTGAATACGTAAAGGAAAACCGAGAGGACATCCGACGGAACGCAAGGAATCATTACGCCAAGCATCGACCGCTAATGGCCGAACGAGGCAAAGCGTTTCGCGAGTCGAACAAGGATCTATACCGCGCCTTGTGCCATCAGCGCAGAGCAAAGATTCACAACCGTATTCCTGCATGGTGCAGCAAAGATGATCTGAAAACCATCCGGGCTATGCATAGAGAGGCTAGGCGCCTTGAGTCAATCACCGGCATCGCCTTTCACGTCGATCACATCATCCCGATTGCTGGACGCCTTGTATCTGGCCTGCATGTGCCGAGCAATATGCAGATCCTGACGAAGCATCAGAACCTCGCTAAACTCAACCAGTTCGACCCTTGGGCATTCCAGGGCTAACACCATCCCCGCACGGTATCAACCAGCCTGTTACCGTGCGCAAATAATGATTCTCCGGAGAACAGTTAGCGCTTGACGGTGAGCCAAATACCGGAAATAATCGGCTCACTTCATAGGAGGCGGTAAAGATGGCGACGGTTAAAGAGAAGGCGCTGGTTGCGGAGATTACAGATCTGGCAATGGAGATGGGCGATGGCGATTACAATGTATGCGTTGATTATCACGGTCATATCCACGCTGTTGACGTTCGAATTGCACTGAGAGGCTCAAGCGATTGGGTTTACTACGCTGAAACTTGTTACCTAAGCGGGCGACGTGACGTATTTACAGAGAAGAAATCAATTCCCGAGCTAAAGAAAATGCTGGCTCAGGTAAAGAAACACCACAAATCATTCGACGCGGACGGGGTTAAGTTATGAGTAAGGTTGATTGGAGTTTGGCGCCGGAAGCAACTCACTATTTGGACGCTGGTGATCTAAATACGAGATTTCGCGATTTGACTGGTGATACATGGAAGTATTTTAATGCGATCACTGGAAAGTGGGTGCAGCATTATTTCAGCTCGGAAGATCTGTTAGCACGTCACGATTTGATTGCACGCCCAAAGCCTAAGCAATGGTCAGGCCCGCAAGATGGGTTGCCGCCAGTAGGAATTAAGTGCGAGTATGGCTCCGATGAAAGCGGATGGAAGAAAATAAATGTTCTGGCGCACACTATGGTCGGCGGTACGTCAGCGGTCGGACAGACCGGTGACAATGGTCAAATTTGCATAGGTGCTGCGCAGTACTGGCGCCCAAGTCGTACAGCCGAACAACTAGCCGCCGACCTCCGCGAAACCGCAATCCGCGAGATCATGGATATTGCCGATGTGGATTGCCGGGTTACTGCGGCTCGACTGGTTGATGCTGGGTTTAAGCGGGAGGTGGTTTGATGGGTATCGGCTTTCAGATTACGATGACGGCGCTTGTTATAGCAGCGCTTGCAGTCCTGTTTTATGATGAGGCGCCAAAGTGGGTAAAGATTATCGGAGGTCTTGCATTCTGGTGCGTTCCGGTTGGCATCATCATTCAGATATGGTCGTAGCAATATGTACGCAGAGACATTCGATGATCTATATGACGCAAGATCGGCAGCCGACGAACTTGAGTGGGCCGGATTTACAGTTAACTTAATCCGTCTTAGAGTTGGGTTTGCAGTTTTCGCAGACTTATAAAACCTCAAGGACTTGACAAACACAAAAACACCATTTCCAATCTGTCCACGATCCATAAACCGTGGACATTTGAGATTTGGTGTTTTTTCATTTGTCAAGCTTGCGCTTGGCTCGCTCGATGATTGCCGTAGATAGTGGGTTTCCCTTGTCGTCAACCAATACTTCGACTTGGCTACAGTAACAAAAGATCATATTAGGAACAATCGAATACCAAGTTGCAACTTCCTGAATAGTGAAAAGCTCACCATGGCGTGCGATATGAGATGCGCGGCTTGTACTCTTAAGCGCTGACAGGTGGAGCAATTTAGACTTGATGCCTAGGTCGGTCTGCGCCTGTTGCGCCTCTTCTCGCCTAGCTGTACGCATCGCACCTACAACTTCTGTCTGTGCAATACGGCTAGCGTCAAACTTGCTGACTCCAATCCTTGTCTCGATGTTCTCCGCTATTTTACGTGGATTGAGACCGCTAGCCATTCCACGAGACAGAGTAGACGCCAGATCGCCAGTCATATCGTCAGCGATCTTCTTCATCTCGTTGAACGTGCGAGCCTGGAGCAGACTAAGCCGGCGACGATAAGGAGCACTAGTCAACAGCGAGTCAAGGTGCGGCCTGCTGACTGCATAAGCCTCAGACTGGATTGCAAGGTTGGACATGGTTAAAGCAGTGCCCTGCACATAGGCAGGAGTGACATAGCCGGATAGGAACCAGTTCGTTTGCGGCGTGCCATCATCAATAAGCTGGCCAATCAGCATGGAAATCTCATTATCCATGTTGGCTAGCGTGAAATCATCCAGCTCAAAGATGTACGTCTTCTGCTCGGCGTTGACAGCGTTAAGCGTCACGACCTTGTACGGGATGCGCTTCAGGATCGCCAGAACGCCTTTCTGCACAGCGTCAATGCGCCTATCGAAGTCCTTGATAGCCTTCTGGACTCTCGCCTGCTGCCCCGTTGGGTCAGTTTCGCTACGGGGAATTATGGGTTCTCCCATGTGTAAATAATCCTTGCGCTATTCGTTTGGTTTGACGTAAATTGTACGCCACATAGGAGGGGTTATGCTCAAGAAAACGCTAAAACAGAAGGTGCGAGACTGGTGCGATAAGACGTATCACAGAAAGATTGATATCTTTCACGACAAGCGATTCCAGCCGCTTGTTAACAACAGATGCCAGATGAACGCTGCTGCACTTGTAGCCTCAGGAGAAAGCGTTGCTATTGTCGAGTGCGTGATGATCCACGACAATACCTGCACGCTGCACTACATAAATCTAGATGACCAAGGCAGATATTTCGATGCAACTCTTGGCTATGAATATCTTAATTCTGATTACAGGCTAGTCAGGATATATCGCGAGCTTCCTGAATTTTCTTGCGATCACCTATTCAATGAGAAGCGGCGCATCTGCTTGGAGGCGCTTGGAAGGTGGAAATACAAGCTGCATGAGGCGACGGATCTTTTGTAAAAACAAGGCCCCAAACTAGGGGCCTTTCTTATTGCACGGTTGCCGGATCTTCTGGCGCGGGCTCTACATCGGGAAGCGGAGTAAGCGCTTCCGTGTTTTCGTACCCCGCCGCTGTCCGCATCTCTTCAGGACTAAAGATCATATCGCCACTCGCCAGGCTGGAAGCATTGACCTCGCTCATGGTCTTCACGTTCAGCAGCTTCTCTGCATCAGTCGATTCAGTCAGCTCATCGAACATTACTTCGAAGTCTTCACGGCGCTCAATGACACCGTGATCCATCATCCATTCAACCACTAGTCGCGAATTAGGGCCGACTTCATTCAGGCGGCGACCTTGGCCGAAGCGGTTGAACGCCTTGATGTCCTCGTTGCTAGCTAGCGTGCCAGTCTGACGACCTACGATGATCGTAGAGCCTACGCCGATGCCAGCGCCTACCTCTTGCAGGTTGACTTCGAACGGGCCAACCGGATCAGGCACAGCGGACGTGATTGCGTTAACAGTTCCGCCCTGTGTGATGATTGCGGAGTCAATGCCACGGTTAAGGCCCGACACCACTTCATCGTATAGCGTACCCACTTCCGACAATTGCATGCCATGGGCGCGGGCGAGATCAGAAAGATTTGTGTCCTTCTCGAATCCGATATGGATAGCCCGAGCAGCAGCCTTTATGTATGCCTCACCAGAACCGCCAGTAACTTTCTCCAGGCTGATCAGTGCGTTCAGGATGGGCTCGTACACCGACTCTGGCTCAGTAATCGAGCCGAAGATAATCACGCGGCTAGGGTGCATCTCAACTTGACGAGGCGAGTTGCCAGATACTTCGCTGTGTTCGTTGTAGGTGAACATCAGGGGGGCGCCGTAAGTCGGGCTAGCCTGATTGGTGTCCCACACGGAAACGGTAAGCGAGCCACGCCAAGTAGGGATAAACTTTACGATGGCGGCCGCGCTCACTGTTTTCAGTGGCTCATTCCACTGCTTCGAGTCCTTAACCTGAATAATCAGGCCAGCATAGCCACCGACCATCTTACGCTTATCAGTCTCCTTGATCGCAGACCAGATAGCTTTCTTCTTAAATAGCCGCTTAACGTCCTTTTCCCACTGAGTCTCATCGCGGGATTCGTCGAACTCGTCTTCGCCCTCAATGATCCAAGGGTTCGTCTGCCACGTCTTATTGAGGATCTGCATAAGTGCGCCATGACCAACGCCATGACGCTTATAGACGCGATAGAACTCGTCAAAGCCAGGGTTATCAGGGAAGCCGTATTCGCAGTATGCTCTGGGCCGCTTCGTATCCAGCGCGCCAGTACCGAACGCAGCCAACTGACGAGACGCAGCGATCTGCCGTTCAGCCAGGTTATTCAGCGCCATCATCAGTTCAGGTGGTGCATTGACAGTCATAAAATAGGGCCTCGTAAATTACCCATATGATATCACTTGCCAAAAGTCGGTATTAGTGCGTGGTAAACTATCGGCTATCTATTGGAGGGTTAGCCCTGTGAAAAAAACGCGTGTGAACATCCTGTCGGCGGTTAACGCTGACTCGATCAAGATTGAGCGCACAGAGGTAGCTGGCGAGAAGTACGCGGTTATCAAAAATGTGCTGTGGATGAAGGACAACATCGTGCTCAACGATGGTCTGTACTCTTCGTCTGAGAACGCCAAGGGTTACGCCTCGATGGATGGCCGCGTGATGCCATTTGGTCATCCAGAGGTTAACGGCCAGTACGTCGCTATAAGCTCGCTAGACAACGCCGATGTTGCGGTGGCGCTAGGTAAGCATTACGGTGGTGTTCACGCTCAGAACGTGCGACAGGCTGGCGAAGAGTACTTTGCCGATGTAATGATCAACGAGCGCGTAGCTAAGTCCCATCCAGATGGTGAAATGCTGCTGAATTGGGTTGGCAAGGCTGAGGACTACCAAGTCAATGGCGCCGCTAAGCCAGATCCGGTGCATATGTCTACCGGCCTGATGACTGCTCGCGTCAATGCTAAAGGCGAGTCGCGTGGTAAGTCGTATAGCTGGATCGCTACTCAGCAGTCCTACGACCACCTGGCAATCCTGTTCCATGAGCAAGGTGCTGGCGGTGACGAGGTTGCAATCGCCGTTAACTGCGATTCGGTCATTAACTCTGTGCTGCCTACAGTCAACGAAGACGCCCTAGACGACTCGTACGGCGAGAAGCTTGCAATTCTGAGCGAGGCAGTCAAAGAGCGATTCGCAACATCGGATTCTTACGCATACGTGCAGGACTTCGATGATCGTGCGCTGATCTACGTAACACCAGAAGGCACTTATACCATCGACTACCACTATGAGGGTGATAATCCAATCCTTACTGGCGAATCGAAAGTTGTAACTGTTGAAACGTCTTATAAGGTGAAAACCAACTCCATGATTGAGCACGTTAGAAGCGTGCTAAAATATTTCAGTACCAAAACTAAACAGCCAGTAGTGGCTAATGTGATCGAGGAAACATCCGATATGAAACCCGAAGAACTGCAAGCGGCGCTCGATGCGCAGGCTGAAAAGTTGCAGGGCGCGTTCAACACTGCGCTTGCGGCTCTTGAAGCTAAACATGGCGAGGCACTGACTGCTGTTAATGCCAAGCTCGAAGCTAACGCTGAGGCCGGCCTGAAAGACAAGCGCGCCGCAGTAGCCAAAGTTCACGGCGAAGTTGTTGCAAACGCCTTGAGCGGTGAGGCTCTGGATGCAATGTTCGCCAGCGTGCAAACCGCTGCCGGCATCGTTTCGGGCGCTCCAGTTACCAACGCCAAAGACGAGTTCGAAGGCTATAGCTTGAACCAAGCTGATCAGGAGGCCAAATAATGGCTAACGTTATCTGGCGTGGTCCTGTGCATCTTGCACAGCCTGATTCGCGCACTCTGAAGTTCACTGCTTCGACCCTGCCTGGCTTGGCGGTTTCGATCACTACCGGCCAGTTTGTAGTGGCGGCAACTTCGAAGGTTGACTTCTTCATCACCCACAATCGCGCCTACATCGGCGAAACCGTGGACACCGCGATCCCTGCTGGCGAAACTGGCGAAGCTTTCAAGCCTGTTCCGCAGTACGAGTTCCAGGTTCGCATGGCTGCCGCAACCTACGCTCCTGGCGCAGTGTTGAGCATCGTCAACGGTCAGTTCAAGGCCGCTGTTACTGGTGAAGTCGCTGTAGCCGCTTTCGACGAAGCTGCCTCCCGCGCTGTCGGTGCCAACGGTCTTGCCGACGTTCGCATCCTCGCTAACTCCTACGTGGTGCCTGCATAATGCCTATTCTGACTTTTAACAAAGAGCAAGAGGCTGCCGTCATTGGCAAGCGTCGCGCTCACAACGCCCGTCAAGAGCGTCTTGCGCGTGATAGCGAAGGCGAGATGATTGGTAACGCCTACACCATCCCTCGCGATGCTTGGGCTGCCTACGACAACGACCTGATCACCTTGCAGCGTGCAGCGCTCGGCGTGTTCACTGACTTGGCCAGCCTGCAAAAGAACGTTCCAATCGGCAAGGTTCTGCAATACTTCTCCAAGGTCGGCGATCAGGGCGAAGTGAACAGCTCGATTGATGGCCGTAGCCGTGCGAAAGCCGACGCTCCAGTCATTGATTACGAAGGCACCCCGCTGCCGATCTACGACACCACCTTCACCTTCGGCTGGCGCGATGTTGAAGCCGCTCGTCAAGACGGTGGCTGGCAGTACCTGGATGCCGCTACTCGCGACAACGGCAACCGCCGCATCGTTGAGAAGCTGGAAGACCTGGTAATCAACGGTGACACCAAGTTCAACGTTGCCGGCAACCAGATCTACGGTCTGCGTACTGCTCCAGGCCGCGCTACCGGTAACTTCGGTAACGTCGATCTGGTAACCGCTACCGGTGCTCAGTGGGTTGAAGCGATCAAGCGTGTTCTTCTCGGCCTGCAAGCCAAGAACTTCTACGGTGGCGCTACCATCTACCTGAACTACGGTGACTGGTTCGCCGCATCGGTTAACGACTACGTTACCGCCGCGCCTCAGAACACCATCCTGGCTCGCCTGATGGCAATCCCTGGTGTTGTCTCCATCGTTCCATCCACCGCTGTTCCAGTGAACGAAATCCTCGCCGTTGTAAAAGAACGCCGAGTGCTGGAAATCCTGACTGCGATGCCTGTTACCACCATGCCGATTGAACGTAAAAACTTCACCGACGAGTACAGCTTCCAGATCATGACCGCCGTAGCGCCGCAGTTCAAGCGCGACATGGCTGGCAACGCTGGTTACGCGCAGTTCGTTAAAGGCGCATAACCGCCTGAGTTAGAATAGGGGCCTTGATTGGCCCCTTTTTTATTGGAGTGAAAATGAAAGAGTTTGAGATTACGCAGCGCGGCGTCTTCGTTGACGGCGTAGAACTTGAGATTGGCGCACGCGTTAAGCATGAGTCCCTGCCCGTCACGCTGGTTAACAAGGCTGTTGAGGTTGAATCAGTAGAGATCGAGGCCCCTCGCCGTGGTCGCCCGCCAAAGGATAAAGAGTAATGGCCAGATTCCGCGTCACATACCCAACGAACGGCCTTGAGGCTGGCGCTGTAGTAGATGCCGACTCATGCCCTCAATGGCTTAGGGGTAAGTGTGTATCGCTGCCTGATGAGGCTGTGAAGGTGCTTGAGGTGGCGAGTCCTAAGCCGAAGGTGAAGGGCAAGTAAAGAAAAAGCCCCGAATAATGGGGCTTTATTTTTTAGAATGGTTTCACAATCGCCTTTCGCCCATCAGAAAAATACAGTACGGCATGAGACTGTGAGCTGTATGGTGAATAGCTATCGGCGAGCATCTTCCCGTAAACATTTGGCTGGTCCTGTTCGTCTGGCGCACCCCATCTCTCGCCGCAGCATTCGCACCAGTTATCTGACTCAGTGTCCAGCTCGTAAAAAGCGGTTGATGCTTGGGCCGACGACAGCGCCTGAATGAAAACATCCTCGCCAACGTCGTCGTTATTTACGAAATATCCACCAGAATTATTCTGATCGAAGTGATACCACTTTAAAGCTGTCATAAATCATCTCCCGTCTCTTTGAGTTAAGTTGATACTATGCATCCCGCATTGCTATCAAGTCAAGAACTTCATAACAATCGGCGAAATCTCCTTAGCCTTAGTCACGAGAAACAAATGCCCGTCGTCAATGATGTGCATTTCAGCGTTAGGAATGCGGTTGGCGATGAATCCCATATTAACCAAGGGAATGATCGGATCGTCATTGCCAGCCAGAACGAGAGTCGGTTGCTTGATCTTGTGCAACCAGAATGCCGATGACCACCACCAGACCGCCATGCCTTGGAGCTTGTAACCGAGTTGAGAGGTTGGCGCCTTCATTTTGTTAGCGTAACTTGCGCACAGTTCAGGATTATTCCGAAACGAGCCGCCGTAGATCTCCGGAGCGATTGCAGCCATATGCTCAGGGTTCGTGTAGCGCTCAGGGCTAGCCATCATCATCAGAACCTTCATCGACGGCGGAACCATCGTCACGCCTGAAGAGGTAGCTGCCAGAATAAGCTTGGTGCAGCGCTTCGGATGGTCATAGGCGAACTGTTGAGCAAGGAATCCGCCCCAGGAGACACCGGCAACTGTCACCTCGTCGTAATCCAGCACATCAAGCATACGGGTTACGAGTCGTCCGAGGCCGCTGAATGTGTAAGGCAACAGAGGTGTTGATGATCCGCCAACACCAGGCACGTCGAAGGCAATCACCTCAAGATCCGGATCCAGCGCATCTACTAATGGAAATACAAGCTCCAGTGATGCGCCGATACCGTTAAAAAACAGCAGAGGCATAAGAGTTGACTTGCCTGGACGAACAGCCGTGCGGATTGCCTGTCCGTCGATAATGACTGTGCGATAAACGAATGGTGTTGTTTTTATTTCCGTTAAGCAGCTCATCGTCATTCCTTTGGTTTGGACTACAAGAAACTCAGCACGCGCTCGTATTCTGCTGTCATTCGGTCTGCTTCGGCTTTGGCTTCTTGTTCTGTCTTGAAGCTGCCTATGATCATTTCGCCGCTGGTTACGGTGAAGGTGTTGCGGGCTTTCTGTACTGTGAAGGTCATGTCGTTTTTCCTGTGGTTTTATTGCGTGATTCGTAGGCTATTCCCTCGCAGATTCTACGTCAATAGCCCGTGCTAAAATATGGGAAACTATTTTCCAGGCCTGAAAAATGACACTCCAATACTCGGTAGCAGTGAACAACGCACGTCTTGACGCATTCGAAACTGCTGCCGGTACGTCGGCCAAGCTGCGAATCTATACCGGCTCTGTTCCTGCTAACTGTGCGGCGGCTGCTACGGGTACGCTGCTGGTTGAGATGGCGCTGCCGTCTGATTGGATGTCGGCTGCTTCTGCTGGCGTTAAGGCTAAGACCGGCACATGGTCTGGCACTGGCGCTGCTGCTGGTACCGCTGGCTATTTCCGCATCGTTGATACTGCTGGCACCACTGCGCACGCGCAAGGTACATGCGGACTCGGTAGCGGTGATATGTCGCTCGACAACACCAGCATCGCCGTCTCCCAAGTCGTAACCGTCAACTCCTTCTCGCTGACGACCGGTAACGCATAAGGAAATGCGTTATGGCGACCAAGCTCTACCTTATAGGGATAGGTAATTCTCTAAGCGGCACATTTCCCACTGGAGAACAGTCGTCTCTGACGCCTAGCTGGTCGCTTACTGGCGCGTCAAATCTGTACACGATGCGCACTACAAAGGGTGGAGCGCAGGTATCCCTCGCCGGATCAAGCCTTGCAAACACCTCTTTGCAGCGGGCCTTCTGTGCGCACTTCGCATCTGACACACTGAATACCGCTCAGAGTGTTGGTGGTGGTTCGAACACCGTAACAATCAACGTTGCTAACCGCGAATCTAACCTGAGTATGAACTTCGGGTCTGATTTACGGTGCAACGTCTATGTCTGGCGTCCGTCCACCGGCACAAAGGTCGGCACGATTGGCGACTGCCTGGCAATGACTGGCAGCGTAGAGCCTGGAGCTGCAAACTCTGAGCGCTCAAACAGCGCCTCTACCGTAAGCACATCAACCGTAAGCGCGCTCGCTGGTGACGTGATCATCTGCGAGATATGGCAGTTCCATACGCAGGCAGCGGCAACAAGCTATACCGGCGACGTGTGGGCATCCGGCACCACAGAAACATTGACGTCAAACGTCGTCGTTACTGATCACGCCTCGTTTCTTAGCTTCAGCGCTGACACTCTGACATTCGGCACGCCAAGCACTGACATTGGCGCAACGGTTGTGCTGACTCTGGCTGCCGATACCGCTTCGTCTGCCTCGGTTGTTGCCGTATCTACGCAATCCGCCATTACGGCGCAGAATGATTCGGCTTCAGGATCTTCAGCTATCGGCGTGTCTGCCAGTAGCTCGCTGTCGATTCAGAATGACTCAGCGTCTTCTGCGTCTGTAGTTAAAGTGTCCGCACAGTCGTCTGTCTCGCTGGCTGGTGATTCGATATCTGCAACCGCCTCGCAGACAGCCTCGGTCAGCGCAGAGGCATCGATCACGCTACAAGGTGACTCGGTATCAGCGCAGGCACTTGCTGCGATATTTTCTATCTCTTCCACAACCAACGCTGGCGACTTGATAAGCGCTCATGCCGGCTCATCTATTGCTGCTTCGTCTTCGCTGCCTGTGCAGGCTGATAGCGTATCTTCTAGCGCTGGAGTTGGGTCATCGGGGGCGTTGTCTGCTCAGCTTGCTGACGATCAGGCTCAATCGTCATCAGCTGTTGCGGTTGACTCGTCGTTGTCTGCCGTGACTGGTGATGACTCGCCGCTGTCAGTCGGAACTGTATCAATTACAGCTGAAGCAGCCAATCAGGAATTCGACGACTCTTCTGAGTCTGAATCAGCAACTGCAATATCCGCAGAGTCAGAATCGATTGTCGCTGCTGATATAATGTCCGCATCAGTTTCTGTAGGTGGAGAATTAACGCCATCACCAGAACGCACACTATTTATTGGTACGCAAGTTCGCAGCCTGGCAATAGATTCGCAGAACAGATCGTCAGCGCAAATTAGCCAGTCAAGAGTTGTAGCCTTAGAGCCTCAGCGCAGACAGCAAACACTGGTCGCGCAGAACAGAACAGTAGCTCCAGAGCCTCAGAATAGGAATATCGCAGAATGACAGAGACATACACTGGAGGCCCGGATAAGCCTACGATTGTGAAAGATCCTGAAGAGGTTCTGGATTACACGTTCGATTGGTCTGCATATCTGGCTGATATCACTGATACGATTGCCTCTGTAGTGTTCGAGCCTGTTGGCGTTGTGGTCGATTCGTTCAGCAATACAACAACATCCGCAACTGCATGGGTCTCTGGTGGCACGAACGGCACTACCGCATACGTAACCTGCGCAATCACCACAACAGAAGGTCGCACGGCTGTTAGGTCTATTTACTTGAAGATTAAGGATCGCTGATGCCTAGTATCGAGCAAATTAAGGCTTACTTTCTGGCGTACGGCATTCCGGTTCCGCCTGACTTCATCTTGCAGCTCTGGATTGATTCGGTAGAAGTAATTCAGCCGTGCCTAGATGGTGCTGGTTATCCAGAGGCCACGCAGACGCTAATCTACCTGTATCTGCTCGGCTTAACGGGGTACGTGAATGTGGATCGTCAGATTAGCTCGCAAACTGCTCCGTCTGGTGCTTCTCAGTCTTTTCGCTGGGGCGCTTTTGCTGACCGGTATCGCTCTCTGCGTTCTCTTCTTAATACGCTGGACACTTCTGGTTGTACCAGCTCAGTGATTCCGCCTGAACCTGGCGCATCTGCCGGCCTATGGGTATCCACTGGTGGGAAGTGCTGCTAATGGCCTTCATGTCCGCGTGGTACATGATCGACACCGCAACCGTGTACCCTCGCGTCTCTGAGGGCGACTGGGGCGGCGGCGTAACATACGGAACCCCGTACACCATCCTTTGTGGTCACGAAGGCGTATCAAGGCAATCACGCGACACTGAAGGCGCAGAGTTCGTAACGCGTGACATTTACTACACGGGCGACACTCGGCCAGCATACCTAGACCGCATCGCATACGGCGACACAACGGCACAGACTTGGGATGCAGTCTCGGCCGCAGAGATCCGAAAGATCGCTCGTCATGGCATGTCGGCGTTTGGATACGAAGACGAGTACGAGCTGGAGACTGTCTGATGCCGGTTCGTGGACTTAAGGAAGTTCGCCAGCAATTACGCAGAGTGTTCGGCGACATCTCCGGGCCTAAAGCAGAGAAGACGCTGACTGAGGTCCTTATTATCGCGGCCGGATATGCTGCAACGATGACGCCAATCGATACGAGCAACCTGATTAACAGTCAGTATCGCAAGATAACCGCTTACGGAACTCGTGTCGTTGGCGCAATCGGTTACACGGCTGCTTATGCTGCTGCTGTGCACGACGCGAAAGGAACTCTTAAAGGCACAAACACGCCTCGCACCAAATCCGATCCGTCACGCGGCAACTTCTGGGATCCTGATGCTGAGCCTGAATTCCTACGAAAAGCATTCGAAGACTCTGGTGCCAGAGCCGATATAGACGCAGCCATTCAACGCGGGATGAAAGTCTAATGAGTCACACACCAATCAATCTGTTTCGCGACTGGCTAGAGGCTTACGTTTCGACGGCTGGCTATACGATTAGTCGCGGCATGTGGGAAGAGGCAGGCACAGGAAGCGCTACAAAGAAATTCGTCGCCGTATGGTCTGACTCTGGACGCTCGCCTAACGGTGAAATCCAGTATCCGCATATTCGCGTGATCGTTACTGGTCGGGCTAATGGAAGGGCTTTAGGTGATACAGAGGCAGTCGAGCTATTCATTGAGTCGCTATTCGATGCCGCCATTGCTAACTTCTCGACTAGCTGCATGATGCAAATTCGAGCGCTTGGAAGTATCCAAGGTCCGTATTACACGGAAACCAACAGACCGTGGCTGGAAATCAATTTCGAGCTTACGTGTTAAACTATTTATTGAAATATACGCTCAGTTGTGGGCGATACTCAACAACCTTATAGGAGGCGCCGAGAATGGCCCTTAACTGTGCAAGTTCTAAATTCGTAGGTAAGAGCGTTCTCGCAGAATTTGCTCTAGCTTGCGGTGATGTTGATCCGATGACGCTGACATGGCTTCCGCTGGGTGCCGCTCGCAACAAATCGCTGACTATGAGCGCCGACACTGTTGATGCGACCGCAGACGATTCTGTAGGCGGCTTCCGTGACACCTTGATCACCTACAAAACCTTCGAAGTGTCTATCGATGGCGTTACCAAGCGAGACGATGGCACCACCTCGAATCAACAGTTGCTGTTTGATCACTTCGTTACCGATCCACAACCGTACATCTGGTTGCGCCTTACCGGTCCAATCAACACTGTTATTGGCTTCTGCATTCTTACCGAATTCAGCCAAGAGTTCCCTTACGACGATATCGCTACTTACTCCATCACTGCAAGCGCAACCTCGCGCCCAGGTGGACTGGCTAGCGTTATTGTTGAAGATACTCCGATTGCCGTTACTGCTGTAATTACCACACCTGCAACCGCAACTGTAGCTGTCGGCAACGTGACCAACATCGATCACTCTGTAACTCCAGCCGCCGCTAACCAGGCAGTAACCTGGACTTCCAGCACGCCAGCAAATGCCACCGTGAACTCTAGCGGTCGTGTCACTGGCGTGGCTGTCGGTACTTCTACCATCACGGCAACATCGGTGGTAGACCCTACCAAGTCCGACACAACCGTCGTCACCGTTACAGCGTAAAGCAGTAGATACAAAAAAGCCCCTTAGCTGGGGCTTTTTTATTGTTCAAATTTCCTTCTTGGCTAGCAATATGTACTTGCTTGGCTCAATGCAGGCGAATCGAGGATCTTCACCAATTGACCGGTTATATGAGTTGTACGTCTCGGCCTTTTGAAAGCAGTCGGCATCGCTAGCTACAGCCTCTCTTGCTGTGAGGTCAATGTAATCGCAGCCAACATCAGAACACAATCCAATCACTAGCATCAGAGTAAGCATTTCGTATCCTTGAATTCGTTTGAGTTGGCGCAGTATAGCGCTGCTCCAAATTACGTCAAGCGCTGAATGATAGAATGGATGATATTTCTATGGGCGCTAAAAATGCGAGCTATTACCTCGATTGGCGAGATCGGATGTACTGCCGGTGATCACGAATATCTCTTTAGGCCATCACTTGCCGCAATGGATTCTCTAGGCTCGCCCTCCGAGATTGTGGAAAAATTCAGCCTCCTGTTCTCTGCTCCTAAATTCAACCCTGTGTGGCCTGTGCCCGCGTACAGGGCGTGGGAGCGAGAAGTAATGGCTACGGCATATGACGTGCTGATGGCTTGCTGCGATTCTGACGTGACGCCTCTGCTTGGACATATGGGCAGCAAGTGGGGATCGTTTGTTCCTGGCGCAATGCCTTCGCATGACATGGTTCACATTGCTAGATCTCTCATGCGCCACGGGATTATCGGTCTTAAACCTGAAGGCAGGCTGATCGCAAAGCCCAAAGAAGAATTCGTGCCGGAATTCAAACCGCGCGAATTTGTTGCTCAGGCCGTCGCGCATCTAGGCCTATCAAGCGCCGAAGCCTGGCAGATGACAATGACTGAGTTCTCTGGCGCCATGCAATCAAAATTCGGCAAGCCTGACACTCTTCCGCCGCCAGAAGAACACGACGAAGCAATGTCACGCCTCGCAGAAATTAACAGATTGCGTCAGTATCAGGTGAAGAAATGACTATTAATGCCGGATCCATCCAATACCAAGTTGAAATTGAGACGGCTCAGGTTCTTACAGGCTCGCAGAATGTCAACAAGAGCCTGGACGGCCTGCAAACTGGATTCAATAAGACCGACAAGGCCGCCGCCAACTCATCCAAGAGCATGAGCACTCTCGGCAAGAGCATGAACACGGCTGGATCGGAGTCGTCTAAATTCGGTACTGCGTTGACTCCCCTGGCTGGAGCAATCGCCGGCATCGTGTCCGCTCAGGCTTTGGCAAGCCTACAAAAGCTAAGCGAACAATTCACCCTGCTCGAATCCCGTGTAAAGCGCCTGTCTGCAACTGCCGCTGACGCTAAGACTAACTACGCGGCGCTGATTCAGATTTCATCGGCCGGCGGCTCCGATCTAACGACCACGATTAAGCTATGGGAGAGCCTAACAGCGTCTCTGACTAGCCTTGGCGTTACCCGCGACCAAGTGCTTAGCCTGACAGACACACTGCAAAAGATTGGCAAGATCGGCGGGTCTAGCGCAGAAGAGATAAGCGCGGCGCTGCGCCAATTTAGCCAGTCTGTAGCTGGGGGTACGCTGCGTGCTGAAGAGTTCAACTCGATCATCGAGCAGATGCCAGAGCTTGGCCGAAAGATCGCTGACGGCCTAGGCATTCCGTTTAATGAACTTCGCCAGCAAATGCTGGACGGTAAGCTGACGATTGACCGCGTACTGACTGCTATTTACGATCAGACAGGGAAGGTTAATACCGAATTCAAGAATGTACCACGCACTGTTGGCGATGCCAGTAACGCAATCGTCAACTCGATGGGTGTTGCGATATCCAAGATTGACCAGGCTGCTGGAGCTTCTCGTGCGCTTGCCACAGCGCTGGACGCAGTAGCAAGAGGCATCCGCCTATCTTCTGGACAGCTAGATGACCAGCAGCAACTGGCAAAGCTCGTCACTGATCGCGCTACAGCAGAGCAGCAATATGCAACACAGGTTAGATTCGGCCTAAAAGAAACAGCGGCAGCAACACAGCTTCGAATCGACGGATATAACGCCGAGATCAAAGCGATTCAAGATCGTAAGGTTGCCCAGCAGAAAGCAGAGAACGACAAGCTAAAGATCACCGCTCCTGCAAATGCTCCAGCTAGCGACTCACAGAAAGCTCTAGAAACCCTGGCAAAAGAAGCCGAACTAGCCAAGATCGTTGGCGTCGAGCGCGCAAAACTACAGGCCATCCAAAAGCTTGGCGACAATGCTACGGATGCAGAGAAGGCAAAGGCTGCTGAGCTGGCCGCGTCTATCTACAATCTTGAGACTGCTCGCAAAACAGAAGGCGCGACAAACAAGAAAGTCAAGACAGAGGCAGAGCAGCTAGCCACTAGAGCAGCAGCAGCCGAGAAGAAAGGCATTGATGACAACATCAAGGCGTTTCAGGAACTTGGTGTGCAGATGGCTGCTGTCGGCCAGAATGCCAGAGATGTAGCGATGCAGCAGGCAGAGTTGAGCCTGAACAAATACGCGACTCCAGAGCAAGTCAAGACTGTTCGCGAGATGGCTGGCGCTCTGTACGATCTAAACCAGGCTAAGTCGAATAAGGCCCTTCTTGGACAAGTTGATCCAGCGGCAGGCGCACAGCAAGGACTTGATCAGCAGCTAAAAGACCTTGACACGCTCAAGACTGCAAAGATGCTCAGTGATACCGAGTACCTGACATTCAAAGAGCAAGCCGAGACAGACTACAACGCACGGATGACCGAGATCGAAACAGCCCGTTTCGCTGCTCAGTCTGCCGGTAATGCTGCTCTTGTTGCGGGGATGGACGCTCTTGCAGCATCCGGCACACAGGCTCTAGGCGGCTTGCTGTCCGGAACGATGAGCCTTCAGGATGCAATGGGCAATATCGCCAATACCGTACTTAATTCGGTGATTGGTTCTTTCGTGCAGATGGGCACGGACTGGGTTAAACAGCAGTTCGTAATGCAAGCCGCGACCCAGGCAACCAAGGCCGCAGAGATTGGCGGGATCGGTGCGGTAGCAGCCGCTCAGGCAGGCGCTACTGGTGCAATCGCGGCAACCACTACAGCTACGGCGGCAACCACTGGTACGGCTGTGGCATCGTCCATGGCGCCTGCTGCTGGCCTGTCTTCTATCGCTTCGTTCGGTGGCGCGGCTGTAATTGGTGGCGCCGCTTTGCTTGCGACCATGGCGCTAGCTAGTTCGTTTGGCGGTGGTCGTCTGAATGGTGGCCCTGTAAGCGCCGGAAACATGCACCGCGTTAACGAAAACGGTAAGCCTGAGATCTTCAATGCGGCAAACGGTCGTCAGTACATGATGCCCAACACCCGTGGCGAAGTAGTCAGCAACAAGGATGCAACTGCTAGTGGCGGCGGATCTGCACCGCCAGTTATCAACATTAACAACTACGGCCAAGGACAGGCAACCACTAGCAGTAAGTTCAGCGAGGCCGATAAGCGCTGGGTCGTGGATGTTATTGTGGGAGACATGCAGGGCGGCGGTACTTCTGGCCGCACTGTCAACCAAATCACCGGAACAAAGAGGGCTGGCAGTTGAGTATTCTAGATATTGTTCGGGCTAGCGGCGGACCTGATTGCATTATTCCAACCCTGGAACTGTCTTGTCCTGTGTGGGCTGCATCGCTATTCATCTGCGCCGGCTACGAAGACATCACGGCAGTAACGGAACTTGGCGCAACCGTTACATTCTTGGCGGCTGGTATTGACGTGTCGCTGCCGAAGAAGAACAACGACGGAACTCAGAAGCTGTTGTTCGCTATTGACAACGTTCGCGGTGATGCTCAGGCGCTTATCGATCAGGCTCAGGCAGTTGATGCGCGGATTACTATCACTTACCGTACTTACTTGGCGTCTGACCTTTCGGCTCCAGCAGAGAAGCCGTATCGAATGACATGCATCAGTGCGACCATGAAAGGGCCAACTGTCGAGATTAGCGCTGGCTACTTCGACATGATTAACGCGTCATGGCCGAGAGATGTTTATACAGCAGCATTCGCCCCAGGCATCAAGTACATCTCATGATCGAAAAATACCTATCAATTCCGTATGTCGATGGCGGTCGGTCCATGGATGGGCTGGACTGTTACGGGCTGCTTATCCGGATCAGAGAAGAGCTAGGATTAACTGCACCTCCAGATGTAGGCAGCATCACGCGCCATAATGTTATTGGGATGCAACATCGATATTCAGAGACTGTCGGTCAACTAGAAGAATGCCAGCCTGAAGTCGGCGCAATTGCAGGCGTATTCCGTAACAAGGCGCTGATCCACGTCGGGGTTGTTGTCAGCATCGATGGTAGACTATCGGTACTAGAAACCAATCCTAAATCTGGACCTCGCTGGCTAAGAGTTCGCGAGTTTAAAGATCAATACGCCAAGGTCATCTTCTATCGTGATAGACATTTTCCCGAATCATCTTGACGGCGGACCTTGCGAGACTGCATACACAGAACGGCGCATGACTATTGCTGCGTGGCTCGATAGTTATACGAAGGACGGTTACAAAGACGGCGACCATATGCCGATCAGCGTGAAGGTTGAAGGCGAGATCATTGATAAGTGCGACTGGTCAACCTTCGTATTCAAGCCTTCCGATTACGTAGAAATCCGAATCGAGCCAAAGGGTACTGATCCGTTCTCAATGGCTGTTGCTATCGTTGGCGCAGTCAAAGCTGTATTTGGCATGCTCATGCCTGCGCTACCTGGAACTCCAAAGACTCCAGGTCAAGGCGAATCGCTGATTGAAAGCAGTGTAAAAGGCAACAAGGTAAAGCTCGGTGGCGTAATCCGCGAATCTTTCGGCATGCAAAAAATCTATCCAGACTTTCTGGTCCCTCCGCGAAAGTATTTCAGTGGCCCTCGAACGCAGTGGACTGAACTGTTTATGTGTGTCGGCAAGGGTAGCTTTGACATTCTTGCAGGCAACGTCAGGATTGGCGATACCCCATTGATCGCGCTTGGTGCTGAAGCCTCCTATCAAATATTTGAGCCGGGGGAAATAGTGTCCGGCAACTCCGCGTCTAACAACTGGCATAACGCGGTAGAGGTTGGCTCCAGCACTACGGGCGCGGCTGGTCTTGAGCTTACATTCACGACAGACGTTACGCCTATCGCATCCGCCGGGGCTTTTGCGTTCTCTGGCTACACCATCAGCATTCCTACCGGTCAAGGCACATTCCCTGCTGACTGGACTGTCGGACTTGTGCTGCGCGTAGTAGCCCCGTACACCTACACCGTTACAGATGGCGGTGGATCAGCTCGCGACGTCATAACTGGCCCGCTAGGCATGCTCAACCCGACTGTTGGCGACACTATCGAAGTTACCGGAAACAACGAAGGGAAATACACCGTAAACTCCTATACGGGCGGCGGCTCGCCTAGCATGACGCTCAACTATGAGTGGGGCGATCCTGCTAACTCCATGAACGTCGGCACTGGTCTTGCGGCTATCGGTCCCGATGGATTGCGCTTCCGAATTGCTGCGTATAGCGCTTCGTCGATCACGGTTGTTAGGCTTACATCGGCCGGCACTGATGACGTATCGTTCCCAGGCTTTGATGCGCTCACAACGTCGTCAGGCAGCGTAGCTGTCGATGCCCTTAGTGGTTCAGGCGGATGGCGCGGCCCGTTTCCTGCTTGCCCTGAGAACGAGCTTGCGTCGCTTGTTGAGTTCGACATGTTTTTGCCGGAAGGTTTGACGCACGTAGGCGGGAAGGGCGATCTAAACGAGAGGACCGTTAGCTTCGAGGTTCAGTATCGTGAGGCTGGATCTTCTGGCGCCTATACATCCCAGTCATTCAGCTATACCGCCAACACTCTCGACCAAACAGGCTTTACCAGAACCATCTCGCTACCCTATCCAATGCAGCCAGAAGTGCGGATGCGCAAGACTGCGCCCGCAGAGGAAAGTATTCAAGATCACAACACCATCCAATGGTATGCATTGCGCTCGCTACTTCCTTCGCCGTCAAGCTATGCCGGCGTGACGACTCTCGCTGTTAAGGTTCAGTCGTCTGACAGAATTGCAGCTCAAACCGAAAGCCTTGTATGGGTTATCGGCACCAGAATCCTACCGACTCGATCTGGCGGCTCATGGACTGTGCCAATCCCGACACGGGATATTATTCCAGCGACTGCATACATCGCCAAAAGTATTGGCTATACCGACTCTGACCTAGATCTAGCGGAAATGGATCGTCTCGACACTGTATGGAAGGCGCGTGACGACAACTTTGACCTGCAAATAACCGACGCCAGCACCGCGAAAGATACGCTAAACGATGCTTTAGGCGCTGGATTTGCTGAACTCGCTCTTGATCGCGGGGTTATTCGCCCTGTACGCGACGAGCCTTGCACAACTTTCGAGCACATGTACACACCGCAGAACATGACTGAAGGCCTGACACGAGATGTACAGATGCCGGGGCCTGATGATTTCGATGGCGTTGACATCTCGTATATCGATAAAGACTCTTGGGTTGAAACGGTTGTCGAATGCCGTCTTCCAGGTGATCTAGGCCGTAGAGCGGAAAAGATCAAGGCAACTGGCGTAATCGACAGAACCAAGGCCTGGCGTCTTGGCATGCGTCGTCGTCGTATCCAGCGATATCGCCGCGACCGCTACTCATGGTCTACCGAAATGGACGCTATGAATAGCCGGTATATGTCTTACTGCATGGTTGCCGACGACGTTCCCGGCTACGGCCAAAGCGCAATGATGCTGGACTTCACTATTGGCATTGGCTATGTCTCGGTTGAATCATCCGAGCCTTTAGATTGGTCTGTAGGCGGAACTTACATGGCAGCCATTCGTAAGCAGGACGGTACAGTCTCCGGCCCATATGTAGCAACCCGAGTGGATGACTATAACTTTACGATCCCGTCTCTGGACTTCGCCCCCGATGTTAGCTGGGAATACGAGCCGCCTCATATCTTGTTTGGTCCGGCAACTCGTTACCACTATGCGGTGCTTGTATCAGACGTTAGCCCATCAGGCATATCTAAATGTTCAGTAGATGGTGTGGGGTATAATAGTTTGGTATACGCATCGGACGACCAGACTGCGCCATGATTAAATATCCAGAAGGATTACCAAGAGGGCTGCATTCCGGGCGAACGTACCAGACTG